TTGTTTACATGAACGGATCGACCGATTATCTTTCGGTTCATGCAGATGCCTCCGTTAGCTATAATGTTGTCCCAAACAACTTCTGGTTCTCAGCTTCTCTCACAAACCAGACACTGACAGAGGTTGTCGGCACAACGGCATCAGTCAGGGCGTCTATAAATGCGGCACAAGCTATTCCGCAGAACGTAATTACGAAAGTTGCGCTTAATCAAGCCCAATTTGACCCGCAAAGCTGGCTGAACTACGCCAACAACCGGATTATCCCGACAATTCCGGGTTATTACCAATTCTCTTCTTTAGGAAGTTGGCAGGTAACAACAGAGTTCAATCGTTCGATACAGGTTCGGAAGAACGGAGCTGCCATAACTGTGGCCGATACGTTCACTGCTGGCGGCACAATGGAACTGTCGGACGCCGTATATATGAACGGCTCGACAGACTATCTTGAACTGTATGTGTTCCAAGCTTCGGCTGCGGCTGTTAACCTTGACAATAACATTGCATACACATTCTTCATTGTCTCCCTCGTCGGCGCTAATCAGGCGGTGCCTGCGGTCAGGGAGACAACAAGCGCATACGGAATTGGCTCCAACACCACCGGGTCCAATCAATACGCGAATTGTGAACTTGATAACCTTCGGTTCTTCTGGAGAGGCGGCGGTGGTGCATCGGTCTTCATTTCTACGATTTCCGGAACGACGACCATTCAAGGTGCTTATGGCCGAAATGCTTACGGTGGTGGCGCGGATGCCTTGGGTCTTGCACCCGGAACCGGCAGTGGTCCTCTCACCGTTACGACGACGCCAGTAGCCCTCACGGTCAACTGGTCAACCATGGGCCAAATCATCGCAACATTCCGGGATATTGGTGCTGGAAGAAGCTATCAGATGAACGCTATCCTTCAGCATAGCTACCAGAACAGCCAAATCTTCGTTAACCGCATCAGCGACTAACAACAAACGGGCGGGAACCAACATCCCGCCCTCCTCTATTCTTAGGAGATAGGCCATGAGCCTTTATGAAAAGATTATCGCAATTCATCCAGAACTAAAGCCAGAAGATTTTCATCCAGCCACTGGCTCAATCCTTTTGCAGGATGACAGTGATGGCTTCGGACCGCATATTGCCAAGTGGGAACATCCTACACTTGCTCAGCCTTCTGATTCAGAACTCGGCATTACCCGCAATCCTGCGACCGTAATCATTGAAGGCGAGATCATTCAACCAGCGCCAATGATTACAAGTGATAAAGTAATTGACATGACAGCACTTATGTCTGCTCCAACTGAGTAATATAGCTGACATTTTTCCAATAGGATTTTGAGAATGAGTAATCTTCCGATATCGGGCTTGCCAACAGGCTTACCAGTCAGCGACACAGATTTGCTGGCTGATACACAGGCTAGTGGCACAGGTCCGGTACAGATTACAGCTTCCGGTCTCAAAACCTATATTGGAAATGGGTTGACACTTACGAATGCCGTTATTAACAGCCCGTTCTCCATCAATGGCGTTAATTATTCTTGGCCATCATCAAACGGGCCTTCTGGTTCTGTCATCACGAATGATGGGGCAGGAAACCTAACATGGTCGCTTAACCCGCTTGCTGGAACAGTTACATCAGTTAATGTTTCTGGTGGCTTGACAGGTCTGACAACTATTAACGGCCCTATTACTTCTGTAGGCACGATTGACCTTGCGGGTGTCTTGAATGTCGCTCACGGCGGCACTGGTGGCACAAATCGCACATCAGCGATGATGAATATTCTGCCGCCTATTAGCTCAACGACAGCGGCTTATGCCTTATTCAACGATGGCATTGGCACATATTATTGGGCGTATGCAGGTGGTGGTAGCGCACCGGGTGTTCTGAATATTTCTACTGGAACAACTGGTCTGCTTGCGAACGGTTCATCTGGAAACGTAAACGGAAATGTTCTGCTTAGCGGCGTTTTGAAGGTCAGCAATGGCGGCACTGGTATTTCCTCTCTTGGGGCTGCTGGTCAAGTTCTGACATCAGACCCACTTATGTCCAATACAACAGCAGTTTGGGACTACCCTAGAGCGGCTGGCGCTGACGGCGAAATCCAATTCAATAATGCAGATAGGTTTGCTGCGTCTCCAAATTTTACATTTGCTGACGGTCTTTATGCTACTCTTACTCTAGGCAAATCTGGTTCAGCTAACGGCGATTTGAGACTGCAAAATATTTTATCGCCAACTGGACATGTCCGTATTACTGTTGATCCAAATTCGACTACTTCTTGGATGCTTACCCTTCCAACTGATGGCGGTTCAGTTGGTCAGGTTCTGACGACAGATGGCACGGGAATAACAAGCTGGACGACACCTCCGAGCGGTATCGAAGTCGGCGTCACGACAATCACGAGCGGAACGGCTGGCTCTATCCCATACAATAACGGAACGGTTTATTCCGAAGACAACGCCAATCTGTTTTGGGACGACACGGCAAAACAACTGTCGATTGGCACAAACACAACTGCAACAACCCCCGCAGACATTCAGCTTCAGGTTGTAAAAGATGCGCTGATTGCAGGTATGACGGTTGGTCTGGGCCCTGCTCAGGGTGCGACGAATACAGCAGTTGGTAAGTCTGTTCTTGCTGCGAATACGGTTGACGGCAATCTGACAGGCATCGGCGTTGAGGCCCTTACAGCGAATACTAGCGGCATTAGGAACACCGCCGTTGGTTATCAGTCTGCATACAGCAACACGATAGGCAACCAAAACACCGCATTCGGAGCCTATGCTTTATATTACAACGATGCGGACAATAATACAGGCTTAGGGTTCCAAGCATGTTCTTTTAATGTTTCTGGGACAAACAACACGGCTGTCGGCGCAAATACATTAGCGGCTTCCGGCGCGGACAGTCAAAACACGGCTGTCGGATCAAATGTATTGAATGCGTTTACCGGCGGTAACAACAACACAGCGGTCGGCGCATTTGCAGCGCAGGTTTTGCAGGGCGGCACAGACAATACATTTATTGGCGCTAACGCTTCTGGAATTTCAAACACAAGCGTAGACAGAAATACCGGCGTTGGCAGTCGTTCTCTGGAAAATACAAGCAGTAGCAACAACACGGCTGTCGGCGTAGAATCCTTACAGTCAAATACTGCAAATACTGGCGGTAACACGGCTGTTGGTTATCGTTCGCTCAGAAACTGTCAGGGAGCAAGAAATACGTCCATTGGACGCCTTGCGATGTCTTTTGACACCGTAACGGGAGCCGAAAATACGGCGCTCGGCATTAGCGCACTCGGTTCTCTTACCTCAGGTAATTACAATACCGCCCTTGGAAAAAGCGCTGGTTTTGGCATAACAAGCGGATCAAGCAATACATTAGTCGGTGCATATGACGCTGGTGCGGCCCCAATAAGTGGGACGGGAAGCAATTACATTGTTCTGTCTGATGGCGATGGAAACGTCCCAGTTTTTTGGGAAGGCTTAACAAGAAATCAAATTTGCAACGGTCCTGTTGTAACCCAAGGATATACCGTTGCTGGTTTAGCTGCTATAGCATCTCCTATTGTTGGAATGCGTGTTCATGTGACTGATGCAAATGCTCCATCGTTTTTGGCAACGCTTGCTGGCGGTGGTTCGATTAGATGCCCTGCGTTTTATGATGGCACAAACTGGGTAGCTGGCTAATGGCTCTTAATGACAATCTTAGCAACAGCTGGAATTTCGATCCTTCATTAGGTGAGATTATCTTAGGCGCATATGCTAGGTGCGGAATACGAAGAACCGAAATCACAACACAAATGATGGCGGATGCCCGTTTTGAAGCCAATCTTGTAATGTCAGATTGGCAAGGAGATGGGTTAAACACGTATCAAGTTGAGTTAGTAACTCAGAATATTTTTAATGGGGAAGACGCATATGTTATCCCCAATACAACAGTATTCACTCTTGATATGTATATCCGCCAGAATCCAGATCAGGCAAATCCAACGGACAGATTGATTATTCCAATTAGCCGCAGTGACTATGCCGCAATCTCTAACAAAAAGATGCCGGGATTTCCAACGTCAGTTTGGATAGATCGTCAGTTACAGCCGATAGCTTATCTCTGGCCAGTTCCTAATTTTGATATTGTTAACGGACTGCAATATTACGTTCAAAAGCGTTCTATGGACAGTAATACAGTTAACGGCGAACAAGTTCAGATGCCGTTTGAAGCGTATGATGCATATGTGTGGTGCTTAGCTGAGAGGTTGGCATACATATATAGTCCTGATAGAATTGCTATGATACTGCCACGTAAGCAGCAAGCCTATCAAAGGATGTTACAGGCTACCACGGAGAACACACCGCTCGATTTTCAGGTCGAAGTGGGTTCATATTTTAGGGTTGGGTAAGCGTATGCTTCAAGAGGCTGCTGCATACAAAAGTAAATGGCAGAAGGCCCAACGTGCTCGTTTGAAAAGCGGGTGCGTTAATGATTCTTATGTATATGTGCATCTTGCGGAAGACAGCGGTGAACCGTTTTATGTTGGTATTGGGCATACTGTGGGCAGGCCTTGGGATAAAACATGTCGCACTATTGAACACAGAAAAAATATAAGAGAACATGGTTATCAAGTAGAAATTATTATTGATAATGTAACAGAAGACACGGCACTTTACTGGGAAAGAACATGGATAAAATCACTTCGTTTGCAAGGTTTTAATCTAGAAAATAAAGCATCTGGAGGACAGCGCGGCTGGAGACATACAGAAGATTCTCGCCGCAAAATGTCTGAAAATAATTCTATGCGGAATAATGAATTTCGAAAAAACCAAAAACTTGGTGCTATCGTAGCATGGGAATCTCCAGAAAGAAAAGAAAACCTTTCGCGTAATAATCCTATGAAAGATCCAGAAATTGCGGAAAAGAACGCTTCCTTGCGCCGAGGAAAAGAACTTCCTTCAATGAAAGGAGGATTGCATCCTCGTGCTCAAAAAATAATAGAAATTGATGACAATAAATTATTTAATTCTATAAAAGAAGCTGCTGATTATTATGGATTAAAAAGTGTTGATATTTGTGCTGTCTGCAAAGGAAGGCAAAAAACAACAGGCAAGCGTATATTTAAATATGTAGAGGAGGCGTAACATGGCGTACGCTTCAATTTGCGGAAAAGCTGTAGCAAACGTAAATTCACCTGTTGCTTTCGCGACATGTGATAGATGTGCATCCGTCTATAATCACAATCAATTACGGTGGCAATACGATTACCGAGGCAGAACACTTCAAAATCTCCGCATACTTGTCTGCGAGAGGTGTGAAGACGAAGGACAGCCACAATTAAAACCAAGAATTTTGCCACCAGACCCGGTCAGCATCGCAAACGCAAGACCTTATCCTTATTGCTACGCAGAAGAAGACGACAGATTTACAACCAACCCTGCGCTTCCTAATGTTGATTTAGGAACGACGGCAAATATTACGTTAGCCGGTTTTCAATTTGTTGATGGCGTCCAGTGTGTTGGCGGCGAATTAGTCCTTGTCAAAAACCAGACTGATGCTACCAAGAATGGTATCTACAAAGTATCGTCAGGTCTTTGGGTTTTACAAGGCTATAACAATGACACCAAGAAATGGTTTAGTGTCGATCTGAATGAGATCACTTATTATTTCGAGCTTGGTTATTATCAAGGCGCGGTGAATGTTGCTCGTGGGTTAACACAATACGCCAAGCTGTTTCAGATCACATTTGATCCGAATGGATTGTTGGCGACGGGCACAGCTGTAACGGCTGCTATTGTTAGTGCAAGTCTTGTCAATCATTATGATTTTTATACCGGCATCTACATGGAAGGTGCCGACGAGCGTATTACTGAAACTCTTGATGTCAGAACAACGCAACAGACTGGCGCGGCCCCTGGCAGCTTGAATGAAATCCCAGGTTACTCAAACATCGTCCCTGGGTGGTGCTTGATTGGCAGGCCAAACCAGAACCCATATGGTTGTGGCTCAAAGATTGGATTGCCCCCTGGGTTTGATAGTCTGCCATTTGCTGGCCCATTAGCGCCGACATTACAGAATCAGTCGATTAATTATTGGTATAATGATATACTTCAGCCGTATCAGTGGATCGGTGCGAATAACGTTACAGCGACATGGTATCCGAATGACTGGTGGCCAAACCCAGGACCAGGGGCACCATGGAATCCGATTGCCTTAATGAATCAAGCAAACAGCTGGATTAACAATGTAAATCTGGTTGATTTTTGGGGTAATAACTTGAATCAACAGGTAGATTGGGGTAATTATTTAGCTCAGCCAATCTTCCCACCAGGCGGCGAAATTCTGTGGACCAACGACAAGTGCGAATTGGTATTGTGGCATGATACGCGACAACCACCGCAGCCGTTGCCTAACCCGTTGATTACGGGCGTTGCAGGTTTCAATGTCAACTTTGGGGTTATTTATCCAAATACTTTGCCGCCAATAGGGTTAAATTAATGACTAATCTTTCAGGCTCATTTGTATATTGCCATCTGAAGGCAGATTCAGATGAGCCTTTTTATGTTGGCATAGGCACCAATGTTAAGCGCCCATGGGATATGCACAACGGGCGTTCGCAATGGCATAAGGATACTGTTAAAAAACACGGCGTTCGGGTTGAAATAATCATTGACGAACTTGATCGTAAAACGGCAAAATTTTGGGAAGTTAAATGGATTAAGGCTCTTAAAGATTCTGGGTATAAATTAGTTAATATGACTTCTGGAGGCGATGGCTTGAATGGTATGAGCCTTTCGCAAGAAACTAAAAATAAAATAAGCTTATCGCTTTTATCTAAAGGAGAAAATCATCATAGTAAATCTCCTGAGCATAGAGCTAAAAATAGTTCTAGACAAAAGGCTAATTCAGAAAATCATATTATGAAATTGCCTGAAAAAAGAGAATGGAAAAAGCAAGAATGGGAAGAAAAGTTTGGCGGTAGCCCTATGCTTATTCCAGAAATAGCTAAAAAAGTAAGTGTTACAAGAAAAGCCCAATGGGCAACGTTAGAATTCCGCATGAAAATGCTCCCAAGTTCGTGGTACAATTCAAATGTCCGCGATAAATTTTATTGGGGAGCCTAGCTAATGGCCGTTCCTTATATCTTCAGCCAATATTTAGGAGGCGGTGGAATCCCGTTGGCGCAGCTGGATGCCAACTTTGCCTATTTGACGAGCGGTAATCCTGTACTCACTAATTTAACCTTGACAGGCAATCTTACGGTTGCTGGCACATCTACTTTTAATGGCACAACGGCGATTAATGGCCCACTGACGATTGATGGATTTAGTGTCAACCCAACAGGTGTTACGGGAACGGGCCTTCTTGTATTTAATACAGGTCCAACTCTTGTTGCTCCGAACCTTGGAACGCCTGCAAGCGCAAATTTGGCAAACTGCACCAACCTACCGATTAGCACAGGTGTTTCTGGGTTGGGTGCTGGCGTTGCGACTGCACTGTCGAATGCGCCAGACACTGCTGGCGGATTTATTACATATTCATCAAATACGACGGTTCCGACGGGTGCGGTATTCCATTTTGCTGCGCCAGCCATTCCACCTGGTTATTTAGTTTGTAATGGCGCTGGATATAGCACGGCTGTTTATCCTGCGTTGTTTGCTGTTATTGGATATACGTTTGGTGGTTCTGCGGGAACATTTAATGTCCCAAATTTAACGGGCGCATTTATTCGTGGCGTTGGTGGCAATGCTGCTGCTTTGGGTGTCTTACAGCAAGATGGATTTGAGACACATAATCATAATTTAACCGATCCTGGTCATGATCATACGCACACCGACCCTGGACATACGCATACTGTAACAGACCCTGGTCATACGCACACGATCAACGACCCTAGCCATAATCATACTGTAACCGATCCTGGGCATAATCACAGTATCAACGACCCAAGTCATACTCATGGCGCATCATCAAGTGATTCTGGCCACCTTCATGACATAAGTGGCACAGGGCCGAATGCAAATGGCGGCGGTGCTGGCTGGCTTGTAAACCCTCAGGGGTTTATTACGCAAACTTTAACTGGCTTTGCAAACATTACCACAAGCATTGCAGGCGCATTAACGGGCGTATCCAATAACGCAAATGTGACGGGCGTAAGCAATGTTGCGAATACAACGGGCGTTACAAACAATACAAACACGACAGGCGTGACGAACGATACGAATACGACTGGCATTACGAACGATGATAATACGACAGGCATTACGATAGACAATACGGGCATTAACGAAACAAGGCCATATAACATGGCGTTAGTTCCCGCGATTAAATACTGAGGAATAGATAATGGCTGTAGTTCCTTACCAATTTGCATCGTATCCGGGTGGACAAACGATACCTTTGTCCCAGCTCGATGCAAACTTTGCCTATCTCGCCAATGGCAATGCAACATTTTCTAACTTAGTTGTTAACGGCCAGATCACATTTAACGGCACTCCGATAACGGGCGTTTCTGGAACGGGCCTTATGGTCCTATCCAACGGCGCTAGTCTTGTTTCGCCAACGCTAACAAACGCAACCCTTATCAATCCTGCTCTTGGAACGCCTATCTCTGGCACTTTGACAAACTGCACTGGGTTGCCGTTGACTGGCTTGACAGGTTTAGGCACAGGCGTTCGCACAGCTTTAGGCTTGGCTGTTAATTCAGCGAATGGATTGCTGACCTATCCATCGCCAGCTGGAACTGTTGGCCAAGTATTGACGTTGAATAGTTCTGGCGTTCCAGTATGGGGCCCAGGTGGCACGACTGTTGCGATCACGAATGATGTTTCGACGGCTGCGGATGAGTTTCCATTATTTGCAAATACATCATCTGGTATTGCCACTACGGTATATACCTCCAGCCCGAATTACACGTATAATCCAGCAACTGGCGTATTGGTTTCTCCACGGCCTGCATCGTCATCTGGATTTTATTTATGTGCGCAGAATATTGTTGCTAGTTATACGATCCCAGCTGGGTATAATGCTCAATCTACGGGTCCAATAGCTCTCGCAGCAGGCGTAATTATCACAGTCCCCGCAGGCGCTGCGTGGGTCGTCGTTTAATAAGAGGTTACTAAAATGGTCGCTAAAGTAATTGCAGACACGTTCGTCGCATCAGGCGGCACACCGAATAATATTACGCTCGATACGGCGGGTAATGTCACGATTGGCAATGGCCTTATATCAACAGCTGATGCGACGATTAATGGCGTTCGTGTCGGCAATGGCGGCGGCGATATTGCGACGAACACCGCTGTTGGCGCTAGTGCTTTGACGGCAAATACCGCAGGCACCAACAACGTCGCCGTTGGCGCTAGTGCTTTGGCGGCGAATACGAGCGATCATAACGTCGCTGTAGGCTCCGGCGCTCTTGCATTAAATGTTGGAGGAACGCAAAATGTTGCAGTAGGAAGCGCTGCCCTTGCATCTAACATATCTTCAAACAATAACATCGCTATAGGACGTTTGGCTCTTAACTCAACTACCAGCGGAAACAATGTCGCCGTTGGTAGCCAGTCGCTTCAGGCAAATGTCAGCGGAACCAATAACTGTGCTTTAGGTGGCGGGACTCTTCGCCTTAATACCTCCGGTGTAAATAATACAGCTGTAGGTAATCAGGCTTTATTTAACAACAATGCGAACGGAAATTCTGCGATTGGTTTTGCAGCTCTGTATAGCAACACTACCGGCACACCGAATACAGCTGTTGGATATCAAGCCCTCAACCTCAACGTCTCCGGCACCAACAACGTCGCTGTTGGTGACAGTGCTTTGGCGGCGAATACGGGGAGCCAGAATACAGCAGTTGGTAGTCTTGCGCTTAGAGATAATATCGGAGGTCAGGGCAACTGTGGTTTTGGATATGGCGCTGGTACTATCACAACCACTGGTAATTATAATATTTCCATTGGTTTTACAGCTTTAAATCAAAATTCGACTGGCAGTAATAATGTCGCAATTGGCGGTGGAGCATTATATGCTAATACTTCAGATAATAATACAGCCGTTGGATTTAATTCTCTTATAAGTAATACCACAGGAATTAACAATGCGGCATTTGGTGTTAATTCTGGGGCTGATGCTCTTATTAACCTCACAACACAAAATAACTACGTTGTCCTCGGCAACAATTCCACACAATTCCTCTACTGCAAAACAGCGACAATCACGACATCTGACGTTCGTGATAAGATTGTTGACGGTGCTGTTCCACACGGATTAAGCTTTGTTAATCAAATCAACCCGATCAGCTACAAGTTTAAGGCAGAACGCGAAGATACAGTTGCTCAAGAAAACGAGCCGGTTCGATACGGCTTCTCCGCTCAAGAAATTCTCGCACTTGAGGGTGATAATCCAGCCATTATTGAGGCATCAAACCCTGATAAACTGGCATTTAACAGCGCCTATTTAATTCCTGTGCTTGTTAACGCGATCAAAGAACTCTCGGCCAAGAACGATGCTCTTGAGGCCCGTCTTGCTGCATTAGAATCTAAGTAATAAGGACACACTACCATGCCAGTAACAATTGACGGCACAGCAGGCGTTATATCGCCAAATATGACAGTCACAACATTGACGCCGGGGTCTACTGTCGGCGTTGGCACTGGCGGTATTTTAAATAGCAGTGGTGGCGGTGGCGGTGGTGGTTCTGGAACTGCTGGGCAGTTGGCATATTATGCGGCAACAGGAACAACTTCTGTCGGCACAAATGCTGGCACGGGCGTTATTACGGCTATTGGACTTGCGGCTAATACAGCTGGCGGTATTTTAGTTCCATCAGCAGCTGGTACAGCGGGGCAGGTTTTACTTGGCGCTGGTTCTGGCGCAAGTCCAACATGGAGTTCCACGCCAACCCTTGGTGTTGTTGGAACGACTGCTGGAACGTTGGCGTTGGCTGGATCTACAAGTGGCTCAACGACATTAGCGGCATCTGCCATTGCTGGAACGACGACGGCTACGTTACCTGCACGGACTGGCAATCTGATGATGGATGGGCCTGCGTTTAGTGTTTATCAAAGCGCGGCTCAAGCTGCATTACCTGCTGGAACACCTACAAAGATTTCACTACAAACAGAAGAATTTGATACAAATAATAATTTTGATAACGCAACTAATTACCGATTTACTCCAACTGTTGCAGGATATTATCAAATTAACGGTAGCGTTCAAGTTTCTGGTGTTACCACGGGTCTAACATCTTATATTTACAAAAATGGTTTATCTTACAAACAAGGAAGTTATCTCCAAACATCCTCATCAACCCCAATATCTAATGTTGGTTCTGTTATTTATTTTAATGGAACAACAGATTATATCGAATTATGGGCATATACAGTAACCTCCTTGTCAGTAATTTCATCCAGTTCTTCTACTTTCTTAAACGGTTGCCTCATCCGTGGCGCATAACTCTATAATCTACTAAGGACCAAGAACCATGGCCCAACGCCAAATACCCAACCTACCAGCGGCAGTATCTCTGTCTCCAACTGCACTCATCGAAATTGTGCAAAATGGAACAAGTATGAGAGCCTCTGCTGGGCAGATTGCGAAGCTTGGGTCATCGGTTGTTTTTGATGTTGTAAATAATGTTTCGGACACAGCGGTATTTTATCCGATTTATTTGAGTATTTATGAAGGCACAACGAATATCGCTTATGCGTCGAGTCCAAATTATTTATATGTTCCGCAAGAGGGTAGATTATCGTCGCTGCGTCCAGAGGCGATGCAGGGTGTTGCGTATAATAAGAATGCAGTTACACAGAATTACACATTTCCAACTGGCGATAATGGTATGAGCGCAGGGCCTGTCACCATATCGGCGGTTTTGACTGTTCCCACAGGGTCTAATTGGGTCGTCGTCTGAACGGCTAGAGGATTTATAAGATGAGCGTTACGATCAACGGCACCAATAACTCAATCGCTTTTCCGGGCACAACCTCTGGAACGATTACGCTTTCGGCCACTCCTGCATCTGGAACACGCACACAGTATCTGCCAAACGCAGATGGAACATTGTTGCTTGCGACTGTTGTTATGAACTTCCCCACAACGCTTGGCGCAGCGGGTAACGTTCTTTCAACCGATGGCGCTGGTAATCTTTCTTGGATATCTGGCGGCGGTGTTGGATCTGTAACATCAGTTAATGCAGCGACAGTTGCAGGTATGGGGCTGTCATTTAGTGGTGGACCGATTACAGCTGCTGGCACGTTAACTCTTGGCGGCACTCTTTCGATTGCTAATGGCGGCACGGGTCAAACAACGGCAGCGGCAGCTGCTAATGCGTTGCTTCCTGCGCAGACTGCTCCTCAAGCTGGTTATGTGCTTTCAACCGATGGCGCTGGTGTATTAAGCTGGATAGCTAACGTCACGGCACCTGCTGCACCAGTTAATTCGGTTCAGTTTAATAATGCTGGATCTTTTGACGGCGACTCAGACTTTACTTTTGTTAGTGGCGTTAATGCTGTGCTTAGCGTTGGTAGCTTTGCTGGCAAAACTGGCGTTCTCAAGCTTCAGAATACTGGCATTAGCGGAAGTGTAACAATTGCTCCACCGACAGGCGCTCTTGCGTCTTGGACATTGACGCTTCCAAATAATGACGGTGCTGCGGGTGAATTCCTGACAACAGACGGCGCAGGAAATACGTCGTGGGCCCCAGCTGGTGGCGGTGGTGGTTCTGTTACGAGCGTTGATGTGTCTGGTGGGTTAACAGGTCTAACGACTTCTGGCGGACCTATTCTGACTTCTGGCACAATCACGCTGGCCGGAACGCTTAATGTTTCAAACGGCGGCACAGGCGCAACGACTGCGATTGCTGCTCTTAATAATCTTCTGCCTACTCAGGGCGGCAATGCTGGACAGTATCTCACAACAGACGGCTTGAATAACGTCTCTTGGGACTCGATTGATATATCAACCGCATCTGTTACGGGCATTCTTCCGGTTGCCAAGGGTGGCACAGGGCTCAACGCTGTAGGACCTGCGGGTGAAGTTCTAATATCAAACGGAACGACAGCTGGCTGGGCAGCGCTTCCTCCTGTTGCGGATCTTTCTGGTGGCGGCGCAGGTCAGGTTCCGTATCAATCTGCTGCTAATAATACTGCATTTGTTGCTGCTGGAACGGTTGGTCAGGTTTTTCAATCTAACGGCACTGCTGCTCCAACTTGGGGCCCAATCAATTTAGCGTCGGCTGCCTCAGTCACAAACATCTTGCCAATCGCCAATGGCGGCACAGGCTTGTCTGCACTGGGCGCAAGTGTGCAAACGGCGCTTGGTGTTAACGTCGGATCAGCTGGCTCTATAGTTCTAAATGGCGGCGCTCTCGGAACTCCTGCCTCTGGCGATCTGTCAAACTGCACAAATCTTGATTTGACATCTGGCGTTGCGAACGTTCTTCCGATTGCCAATGGTGGCACGGGGTTGAACACCGTTGGTCCTGCGGGTGAGATTCTCATTTCAGACGGCACGGGTGCAGCGTGGGCTGCAATGCCACCAGCCACTGATATTGCAAATGGTGCTGCTGGACAAATTCCATATCAAACAGCGCCAGACACAACGTCATTTGTTACGGTTGGAACGGCTGGTCAGATCCTGCAATCAAATGGTGCAGCTGCGCCGACATGGATTAATGTCCCAAATGCACCGTCAATTGCTGGCGGTATTGCGTCGGAAGTTCTGTATCAATCATCACCTGGCGTCACGGCTTTTGTTCCAAACGGAACGATTGGCGAATCGCTTCTTTCGAACGGCGTTGGCGCACCCGCATGGGGGCCGCTTGATCTGAGCCTCGCGGCTGCTGTTACAGGTATCCTGCCAATTGCTCATGGTGGCACAGGTCTGGCTGCTCTTGGTGCTGGCGTTCAGACGGCGCTTTCAAACGCTGCTGGCGGCGCAAATGGTTTTGCGACACTTAATGCTTCGGGCATCCTTCCGACAACGCAGGGCGGCATCGGCGGTGCGCTGAATGCTGGCTGGACATCAATCCTTGGCGCTGCCCCTGGCACAGGCGTTGGCACGGCTCTTGGAATCAACGTCGGCACAGCTGGTTCGTTTGTCGTTAATGGTGGAGCTCTTGGTACGCCAGCCTCTGGTGTTTTGACGAATGCAACGGGCCTTCCGCTAACAACGGGCGTTACAGGAATCCTGCCGATTGCGAATGGTGGCACTGGTCTTGGCGTAATTGGCACAGTTGGTCAGGTTCTAACGTCTGACGGCACGAATGCTGTTTGGGCGAATGAGTCGGCGTTTGCGGCAGATTTGTCTGGCGGCGCTGCATCTCAGCTTCTTTATCAGTCAGCTGCAAACACAACGGCTTTCCTGCCAAACGGCACAGCTGGTCAGGTTCTCCAGTCGAATGGTGCGCTTGCTCCTCAGTGGGTGACTTCGGACGTCACAATTGGCACGACGAGCATTCCACTTGACGGCTCTTCGGTGTCTCTTGCTGGCGTTAGTTTTGTAACGCTTACACAAGACCCACCAACAGCGCTTGATGCTGCGACAAAGCAATATGTGGATCTTGCCACATCTTCCGTAAACCGCATGGCTCCTGTTGATGCGGCAACAACTGGCCCTATTACCCTTAGTGGTGCGCAGACGGTTGACGGCGTTCCCCTTGTTGGTGGTGAACGTGTTCTTGTTAAGAACCAAGTAGCCCCTGCAGACAACGGCGTTTATGACGTTGGAACGCCTTGGACACGTTCTGCAGATGCAGATACGTGGAATGAATATGTTGCGGCACAGGTTTATGTTCTGAATGGCTCGACGCAAGATGCGACTTCTTGGATTCAGACGTCCCCAGCTGGTGGAACGCTTGGTAGCACTGCGCTGAATTGGGAACAGACATCTGGCATTAATAGTTACGCTGCCGGTATTGGCCTTACACAGGCTGGTAACGTCTTTAACAATGCTGGCGTTCTTTCGTTTTCTGGCAGCACGACTGGCTTAACACCTGCTCTTGCGACAACTGGTGCTGTATCTCTTGGTGGTACGCTCCTTCCTGCTCACGGCGGCACGGGCTTAAATGCGCTTGGCACGGGTGTGGCTACAGCGCTCGGCATCAACGTCGGCACAGCTGGCTCCTTCGTCGTCAACGGCGGCGCTCTCGGAACGCCTTCTTCTGGCACACTGACGAACGCGACTGGCTTGCCGATTTTAACAGGCGTATCTGGCCTTGGCACAAACGTAGCGACCTTCCTTGCAACGCCGTCGAGCGCTAACCTTGCGGCAGCGATTACAGATGAGACAGGCTCTGGCGCACTTGTGTTTGCGAACTCGCCAACATTGGTTACGCCAAATCTTGGAACGCCGTCTACGCTTGTTCTGACAAATGCGACGGGCCTTAATTTAACGACAGGCGTGACAGGTATATTGCCTATTGCGAACGGAGGCACAGGACTTTCGGCACTCGGCACAGGCATTCAGACAGCGCTCGGCACAAATCTTGGTGCAGTTGGTGGCTTGCTGACGGTTGGCGCTACGCCGCTCACGAACAATGGTGTTCTTCTTGGAACATCTGTAGCGGGTGAACTTGGTTCGACAGCAGTTGGCATAACGGGTCAGATTCTGATCGGTCAGACAGCTTCTGCGCCAATTTGGTCATCTACAGTTACTTTGGGCGTTCAAGGCACGACTGCTGGCGTATTACGTCTTGCAAACACGAATGCTGGTAACTTCCCAACGACGATTTCGTCTAGTGCATCGGCAACTGCTGCGTGGACTCTGACGCTCCCAGTTGATGATGGATTGGCGGGTCAGGTTCTCTCGACTGACGGCAACGGCCTTACATCGTGGATTGCGAATGACGCTGGCATCACTGTTAATACGACAGCGATTATCGGTGGCACAACAAACCGTATTCTTTATGACAATGCTGGCACCGTTGGTGAATTACCTGTCGGAACTGGCGTTGCTGCGGCGATTGCAGCAAACGTCGGCGCTGCTGGCGGCTTCCTGATTAATGGTGCAACACCACTGACGGCAAATGGCGTCGTTCTTGGCACATCGACACTGGGTCAGCTTGGTTCGACGGCTGTTGGAACGACAGGTCAGGTGTTTATTGGAAACACGGCTGCTGCTCCTTCGTGGTCATCGACGCTAGTTCTTGGAACACAGAGCACAACAGCTGGTGTATTACGCCTTACGAATACGGCTGTTGGCGCATTCCCAACGACAATTCAATCGGCTTCTGGCGCTACAATGGCGTGGACATTAACATTGCCACCAGATGATGGTTTGGCTGGTTATGTTCTTGCGACAGACGGATCTGGCAATACAACATGGGTTGATAAAGCCGCACTAGGTTTCACTCAAGGGTCTGTTCCATTTATCGGCGCTGCTGGCGATCTTGCTCAAGATAACGCTAATTTCTTCTTCGATAACACGAATAATCGCCTTGGGTTAATTACATCTGCCCCAGATGTAACGCTTGATGTTGGATTGGCCACTGACGCAATTGCAATGCCTAAAGGCACAACGCTTGAGCGTCCAAATCCTGCGGCCCCTGGCTACACACGCTTTAACATCACTACTGATGCTCTTGAGACATTTGATGGAACTGATTGGGTTAGAGCAAGTCAAGGCGTCTATTCATTAGGTTCTGTTTTATTTGCAGATGCTAATGGAGCAATAGCGGAAGATAATTCAAACTTCTTCTGGGATAACACGACGAAGACGTTGGCTCTTGGTGAAGCGTCAACAAGTGATGGACAGCTGAAGCTCTACAGCAATCTTTCTGCAAATAGTGTTAGTATTTTCTCTGGAAACAACACTGTTTCTTGGAACTTAATACTTCCTGTTGATGATGGCGCAGCTGGTCAAGCACTTATCACAGACGGTTCTGGCGTAACGTCATGGGGCGCTGCTGGTGCGACCATTACGGACACGACGGCTGCTGGCACGAATTATCCTGTCTTTGCGAATGCTAATACAGGCACATTCTCAACTGCCTATGTTACGAGCACCAAATATACCTTCAACCCTAGCACGGGTCAGCTGACTGCGCCGAATATGGCGTCATCTGCGGGTATCCATTTGAATGCTCAGGCGATAACGGCTAGTTACACAATTCCAGCTGGTTACAATGGATTAAGTGCTGGGCCTGTTGTATTATCTGGCGGCGTGACCGTTACAGTCGCGGCAGGCGGAAACTGGGCAGTAGTTTAATAGTCAAAACTTAGAGGTTTTATAAAATGGCGACGATTACACTCAACGGCTCAGCATCGGGCTCTATTAATCTTACCGTTCCTGCGGCTGCTGGGACGAATACTGTTACCATCCCCGCCGCTACTGGCACGTTGATGCTGTCAACTAATTCTTATTCTTGGCCAGCCAGCTACGGCACGAGTGGTCAGGTTCTTTCAACTGATGGTGCGGGTAATCTTTCGTGGATTAATGCTGGCAGCGGCGGCGGAACGGTTAATTCTGGCACATCAGGTCAACTTGCATATTATGCTGCTACAGGAACTGCTGTAAGTGGATTGACGCTTGGAACAGGCGTTCAAACGGCGATTGGTATTGCCGCAAATACTGTTGGGGGAATTGTTACATATAATGGAACGGCACCCACTCAAACAGTTTTAAGTTCTGGTTCTGGAACATATACAGTACCTACGGGCGTTAAATATATCCGTATCCAAATGTGCGGTGGCGGTGGCGGTGGTACCGGCGTTACCCCTGGTGTTGGTTACGGAACTGGGGGTTCTGGTGGAACTACATCATTTGGTTCGTATAGTGCTTCTGGTGGTGGCGGTGGCACAAACACAGGATCTGGAGTTAGAGGGCTAACTGTTACAGGATCACCAACTATAATTATAAACGGAAACGATGGAAATAATTCCACTTTTGTAGGAATATCTTCTACTTCCGGCGGCGGAAATGGCGGAGCATCATTTTTTGGCGCTGGCGGCAATGGAGGTAAACCGGGTTCTAGTGGTGCGAACGCTTTTGTTTATGGCGCTGGCGGAGGGGGTATGGGTGGTGATTCTGGAAGTTCTGTCTCTCCTGGATGCGGAGGAGGGGGCTCTCCCTATATCTCAACAATAATTGCATCTCCTGCTGCTACATATTCTTACGTCGTTGCAGCTGGTGGTGCAGCTGGTGCTGGAACTTTGTCAGGCGGAGCAGGTAGTTCTGGCGTTATTATCATTGACGAATATTACAATTACTAAGGTGCAATCATGAAAAGATATGCGATTATAAAAGGCGAAGAAGTCATCAACGTAGTATCTTACGAAAACCCTCCGTCAAATCCACCACTTGGGTTTCCAGCTGATCACATTGCTGTTGAATCAGAACGTGCCAGCCCTGGATGGCTTTATAAAAATGGGCAATTAATCGATACTATACCGATTATTCCTCATGTAATTGAAAAATAAGATCAGTGTCCGTTCCAGAAAAAATAGACTCTATAATGTTGGGAATGGAATCTGTATTCGTAATGATGCCAATAGTGTTTATTTGGATCATGATGAGGAAGTAAAAAGTAGTAAGGACAAGTTCTTATGCCGCTTAATTTATTGCCAACGACGATTACGAGTGAGCCTTTAGATGGGCTGCTGCAGTATGACGTTCTGACACAGGTGATATATTACAGCGATGCAGATACGACAGGTGATTTTCAGATAAACTTTCGCGGTGATTCTGAAACAACATTTGCGTCAACTGTCCCAGTTGGCAATACTCTTGAGTTAACGCTTTTCGCTAATATGGGCGAAACAGCACATTCACTAACTGAAATAACGATTGATGGCGAGGCTCCATCACAGATCTTAGGAGTAAAGCAATTACCTATTCTTTGGAACAGAAACGTAATTGCACAAATTTCCTTCAGCATAACGCAAGTTTCTGAAGGAGTTTTTTTGCTGTATTGAGTTATAAAGATTTAACCCCCACGCAACGGGGGTTATATAAGTCGGGGGATGGTCCCCTGACACTCTAGCGCTTAGAGGAGCGTATTTAAAATGGAACAAGAACCAGTAACGATCACTTTGACTGTAGCTCAATGGAATTCTATTCTTGGCGCATTGTCAACAGCCCCTTTTCAGGTCGTGAATCAGATTTCTGAAGCGGTCAATGCGTTGCAGGTGGCTGCAGGCCCTCAGGTAGAAGAGGCTGCCAAGAAACATGCCCCAGCTGAAGCTGCTGAATAATTATCAAATGGGCCAGTCTTAAGGGGCTGGCCCTCATTCTATCTAACGGGCCATCGATCATGGATAATCAATCAATCATCAATATGGCTCTTGGAACCATATTGCTTATCGCTGGATGGTTCGCACGAGAGTTATGGGTTGCCGTTAAAGATTTAAAAAATGATTTGCATGACTTGGAAATTATATTGCCAAATGAATATGTAAAACGCGATGAATACATGGATACAATGCGCGAAGTGAAAGATATGCTTTATAAGATATTTGAGCGCTTGGATAATAAGGCAGATCGATAATGGCAATGGATTATAATTCATATGTCGATAGTCTTGCAAACTTGATGACAGCAAATCCTTTGGAACCTGAGTTCCAGATATTTTTGCCTGACTGTATCACGTACGCAGAAAAAAGATTATATAGAGAGCTCGACCTCATTAATACTGTTGCTGCTGCAACTGGCAGCTTAACTGCAAACGATAGATTATTTAATTTACCAGCAGCGCCTTACGGAAGTTTTATAACAACACAGGGCGTTAATGTTTTTGCAAATAACCAGCGTGTTCAATTACAGCCAGTTTCTATTTCATTTCTTAATGCTGTTTGGGGAACAGCTGCAACTAAAGGCGTTCCTGAATATTTTGCAATGTTAACGCAAGACAGTCTTTTACTTGGGCCTTATCCAGATCAAAATTACGTTGCTGAAGTTATCGGAACATATCGCCCAGAACCTTTGTCGCCTACAAATCCAACAACATTTATAACAGAATATTTGCCAGACTTGTTCTTGGCTGCTTCGATGGTGTTTGCATCGGGCTATCAAAGAGACTTTGGCGCACAGTCGGATAACCCTGCACAGTCGCAGTCGTGGGAGAACCAATACACATTGCTGTTTAAAGGTGCCAACCTTGAGGCTCTCAGGCAGAAATTCAGTGGCCCCGCCTGGACTTCGCTCTCTGCTATACCTGTTGCGGATTCGAGGTAAGCCGTGCCGTTTGCTGAGATCAACCTCGTTCCGAGCGTTAATACTGAGAGTACGCCAGCAGATAATCCTACGGGCATATCTGAGAGCAATTTCATACGCTGGAAAGGTGCGCTTCCAGAAAAGCGTGGCGGCGCTTCATTATATATTAACGACAGACTAGATGGTATCCCAAACGATATTCAGTCTTGGGGTGATTTAGACGGAAAGCCTTATGTTGCTGTCAGTACAGATGAAGAGGTTTATGCCTATTCAACAATTAATTCAGCAACAACAATTATTACGCCTCAGTATTTGGTGAGACCGTCTGTTACCCCTATTGTATCTACAATTGCTGGAAGTTCACAAGTTACAATTACAGATCCATCAGTTCCAAGAATCAGCACTTATGATTATGTGACATTTGATACTCAGTATTACATTGGCGGACTTCTTTTAAACGAAACATATCCTGTAGTATCTGGTGGCGGTGTAACAACTTATATAATTAATGTGGCCCCTCAAGTTGCGTCAACTACGACGACAACTGGCCAGCTGCCTGAATTTATTACAGTTCAAGGTTCAACAGAAATTAAAGTTAATTTTCCACTTGAGTATCAAAATGGTGTATTAGAAGTTGGAACTAAACTTGGATTTGTTGCGCCTACATCTGTTGGTGGGTTGACCGTTGTTGGTCAATATATAGTTTCAAAGATATTAAGCACAACGCAATTTGTATTCGTTGATAACGAAGTTGCCGCTACAAACGGCACTTCTTTTATGAACGGCGGTAATCTTTCTTTACGTTACTGGATAACTCAAGGTCCAACTCTTGTTGGATCTGGGTATGGCACAAATTTATACGGTCAGTATGGATATGGTGTTGGGTCAAACGAAGCACCCCTTACGGGTAATCCATATCGATCAAACAACTGGTGGCTAGATTCGAGAGGCAATGCCTTAATTGCGTCTGCTTCTGGTGGCCCAATATTCTTTTACAATACAAATTACGGGTTTAAAAATCTATCTATCTTAAATAAAGCGCCTATTTCCAGTAATGGATCTTTTGTTGCAATGCCTTATGGTCATGTCATGGCTTGGGGCTGTTCTGATCCAATTAATCCTGTTCAGTCGCCTCTTTACATAAGATGGTCAGACGCAAATGATCCAAATAACTGGTCTCTTGCTGGCAACAGTGATGCAGGATTTTACAACGTCCCAACTGGATCTAAGGTTGTAAGAGGCATTCAGGGTCAGACCCAGCAATACTGGTTCACGGATATTGATCTCTATGCCGCTCAATATATCGGATATCCGGGCACATACGGGTTTAATAAAATCGGCAATGGATGTGGTCTTGTTGCGCCAAGGGCCGTGGGCCTTTTAGCTGGCTCAATTTATTGGATGAGCCAACGCCAATTCTTTGTCTGTCCTCAAGGTGGTTCACCGCAAGCAATTCCGTGTTCTGTTTGGGATTTTATATTTCAAAACATTGATATGAAATATATTGATAAGGTTGTTTGCGGAACGAACTCGCTGTTTAATGAAGTCAATTGGTTTTTCCCGACAATGGGTCAGGGAGATGGGCCAGATCCAGACAATCCATATAATGGTCTAGCAACTGCTTATGTTTGCTACAATGCCCAATACCAAGAATGGGACTATGGGTTCATGAATCGAACTGCATGGTTCGATCAATCACTTGTCGGTGAGCCATTATCTGCCGATCCTGCGGGTTATGTTTATCAGCAAGACACGCAATATAACCAAGCGTTTGGGCCTCTGACATATCCAATTAATGCTTGGTTTAAAACAGGTTATGTCAGTATAACAAATGGCCAAGATTTAGCATTCGTGGACTGGATTATTCCAGACATGCGTTGGGGTGAATGGGACCAGCCTCAAGACGCAGACTTATCTATGACTTTTTATGTAACAGATTATGCAGGTCAAGAGCCAAGGGTTCATGGTCCTTATGCCTTTAACAAGCAGACGCAATTTATCAATCCAAGAATGCGTGGACGATTTATGGCGATAAAAGTTGAAAGTAATGACCTAAATAGTTTCTGGCGTTTGGGTTCGATACGGTATCGCATCGCTCAGAGCGGGAGACGTTAACCCATGGATGCTAATACAACAGCCTTACAGAATTTGGTCATTGCGTATAACCAAAACACAAAGTCATCGACGAATGTTGCGGGTGAAGTAACATCCATTACTTATATTGGCCCAACACAGGTAGTGGTAAATACAGGGGCTTGTCGCCTTGTAAATGTTTCCCTTGTTGTTGCTGGCGGCGGAAACGTTAATTTCTACAATTCTCAGGCGTTGGTGGCATTGCCTGCGAATAGTTTACTATATGTTTTGCCTTCAACGGCTACTGTAGGTATTACACAGGTTGGATTGCAGTTTTCTAGTGGTTTAATAATTGATGTTCCTGCTGGCGTTTCCATTAATTGCACCTACAGCATCACAAGGTCATAAATAAAATGCCGTTAAAATCTGGAAAAAGCCAATCTGCAATTAGTTCTAACATTAGAACTGAAATGGATGCTGGTAAGCCGCAAAAACAGGCTGTGGCAATCGCCTTGAACACGGCTCGTAAAGCCATGGAAAAGGGTGGCTCTCCAGATGATAAGAAAGTTTATCACGGGCCTTTGAAGGCGGCTATTCCGGGGCGCACGGATAGAATGCCTATTCATGTGACAAGTGGTAGCTATGTTCTTCCGGCTGATATTGTAAGTGGCCTAGCTGAAGGAAATACGGAAGCTGGCTACGAGATCATTAAAAAAATGATTGAGGAAGCTAAGGCAAAGGGTGGAAGCGTAGGATTAACAAAGAAGTATGGTCTCAATGGTTTGTATCATGAGCCCAGATCCAAAGTTGCTGTGCTGGTTGCTGGAGGGGAATATATCCTTTCTCCCGAAGAGGTAGAGGCATTTGGCGATGGCGATTTAGATGCTGGTCACAAGGTGCTGGATAATTTTGTTAAATCCCAGCGTCAAAAGACGATTAAAACACTCAAAAAGCTGCCTGGCCCGGCCAAGGACTGATGTTTGATTCTATTAGTGTTTAAGGGTATAATTGTAGGTTAAACCTCACAAAAGGCATAGATAATGATTTCGTTTGATGATTGTCCAGATGTTCGGTTAGCCGATATTGAGGACATCCCGTCAATCATGACCCTAACTCGCCTAGCGGCTGAGGAAGACGCTCAGCATCCTTATGACCCTGAAAAGGTTTGGAATGTCGTACGTCGTCATTATGAGAAAACAGGCGGACTTGTTGCTGTAGCTGGCCCCAAGGGTGAGCCAGTGCGTGGTTTCTTAATTATGATTGTAGATGAGATTTGGTATAGCCCAGATTATCAGCTTTTGGAGTTGAGTTTATTTGTGGCGCCTGAACATCGCAAATCGACATTAGCTAAGCAGCTAATGGCCTTCTCCAAGGCGGCTTCTGAAGGTTTAAAATTAGATCTTACGATTGGTGTTCTTTCAAATGAGAGAACATCTGCGAAAGTTCGTCTGTATCAAAGACAGTTTAAAACAGCGGGTGCCTATTTTGTTTATAGGCCACAGTCGGCAGTTAATGGTTAAGGGTGATATATTGTTTAAGATTTGCAGATGCTGTAAATCAGAGAAGCCTTTATCTGACTTTTCAAAAAGAAGTCGGGAAAAGGATGGTTTAAATTATTATTGCAAATCATGCGAAGCAGATCGTGTTAAAGAATGGCGTCAAAAAAATCCAGACAAAAAACAAGCGCAGAGCCGTAAATGGAAACAGGAAAACCCTGAGAAGGTGAAAATTTCTTCAGCTAAGCGTTATGAAAAGAAAAAAGATGACATTTTGTCTAAAAGTAAAGAATGGAAAGAAAATAATAAGGAATATTTGAGCCAAAAGCGCAAAGAAGATTATAAAGCCAATAAAGAAATAGAATTGGCTAAACAAAAAAAATATCGCCAAACTCATAGGCCAAAGTTAAATGCAAAAGCTGCTTCCGAAAGAGCAGCAAAAAAACAAGCTACGCCTAAATGGCTTACGGTAGACCATAAAACATTTATAGAGATTCAATATCAAATGGCGAAGCTATTAGAAGATAGAATGGGTATAGAATATCATGTTGATCATATTCACCCACTTCAAAATGAGAGCGTCTGCGGCCTTCATGTGCCATGGAATCTTCGTGTAATTCCTGCCGTCGATAATATTCGTAAGGGCAACAAGTTAATAGGAGGCGACCTTGGGAAGTAAAGGTGGCGGCGGTGGCGGAAGCGGCTCAAACAGCTTCGGGTTTAGCAGCGGTACGTCTACATTTACGCCTAACCCGCAAGCTATGGCAGCTTTCCAGCAGTCATTAGGCTTGGCGCAGAACGCTGTTTCACGCCCATACGAGCCCTACCAGGGGCAAATGGTTGCTGGTTTTACACCAGACCAGATGGCTGCAATGCAGGGTGTTCGTAATACGCAGGGTATTGCACAGCCATATATTAATACTGCTACAAATCTTACAGGACAGGCAGTAGATTATTCTAATCCTGCTAACTTTAATCAATATTCCTTAAATCAATATATGAATCCGTATCAACAAAGTGTTGTTGATGCGACGATGAAGCAGTTGGCGCAGACACAAGCGCAAGCTGAACAACAAGCTCAAGGAAGATCTGCATTACAGGGAACATTTGGTGGGTCTGGACAATATTTAGGTCGTGCTGAAGTAGCCAGACAGCAAGGTTTGGCGCAAGCGCAAACACTTGCTCAGTTGAATGCTCAGAATTATCAGCAAGCTCAGAACCAGTATAATCAGCAACAGCAGCAAGCTATTCAGACTGCGCAGAACGCTGCTTATGGTTTGGGTCAGCTTGGCAATATGGCTCAAGCTACATCTCTTACTGGTATCAATTCGTTGCTACAATCTGGTTCTCTCCAGCAGCAACTGGCTCAGCAACAACTTACTGGCGCTTACAATCAGTGGCTCCAAGCAAAAGCATACCCTTATCAGCAAGCGGCTTTTTACTCAGGCATTGCATCTGGTATTGGCCCAAGCATGGGTGGAACAACTACCTATTCTGGCATCAACATGGGCCAGCAACAGCAAATGGGTGGTGGTGGAGGCGGTGGTGGCGGTGGCGGTGCTGGTGCAATTTCTTCTGTCATGTCTATGCTTCCAGCAATGTTCTCTGATGAGGACGAAAAGACAGACAAAAAGAAACTTGGCAAAGATCCAGAAACTGGTCTGGATATGTATGCCTATCGATACAAAGGTGATCCTAAATCATATCCAAAAGTCGTTGGGCCTATGGCTCAGGATGTTGAAGAAAAATATCCTGGCTTTGTTTATGATATCGGCGGCAAGAAAGTCGTTTCTGACGGCGAAAGGTTTATGCCGCGTGAAGGCCGTGCAACTGGTGGCTCATCCGCTGGTTCAGCTTCAACGGGTTCTACTGGATCGACAGCATCTACATCAACGGCTGCAAGATCTTCCAATGCCTCTGCGACTGCACCAACAGATGTGTATGCCGCACCATCTATGAGTTATGAATCTGCGGCGCCTATGGCTGGATCTTCCCAAGCTATGGCTTCGGAAGCTATTGACCCAGGAACTGCGCAGTTCTTAAAGGGTTTCTTAGATCCGCAAACAGCTAATGAAATTGCAAGAGCTAAATGGGTTTCTAAAGGAACTGAAACCCGTACAGCACCAGAAGATTCTTTTGGATATTTTTCAAATCTAGCCAATTATGCTGAAGGTGGTAGAGTTGAGTATGCTCATGGTGGCGGAAATGCGGGTGGCCCTTGGGGTGAATTGCCAGCACAAGTTAATCCAAGCCCATTATCTGGTTTAGGCCCAGTTGGTCAACTTCCACTTGCAACAGGTAAAGATACACCTGGTTCATTGGGAGATATGAACAAAGGCTCTAAACTGATGTTTGGCGCCAATCCTATTGATAGCCCAATGGGATCTTTTGCCCTTGCTGCAGTTCCATCTGCTTCTATGGCTCCATCCAATCTACCAGCTGAAGCTGAAAAACTTGCTAAGGCTGCGACACCTCCGAAGGCTGCAAGCACAGAGCACTTTTCTAAGCAAGGTGCTGAGATGGCTAAGTCTCAAGCTGCATCTGCTGTTCCAAAGGGTGGTGGAGGAGGTGGCAGTTCTGGTGGTGGCGGCGGTGGTATGCCGAAAATGCCAAGCATGAAGGGTCATGGTTCTCAAGCTGCGATTAGCAAACAAGCTAGTGGCAATCAGAGCGGTATCCCTTCTGAAAACACACCAAATACGGCAACTCAATCGCCAGAAGATCAAAAGGAACAAACGCAACCAACTCCAGAGTCACAAGACGCTAAGATCCCAGAATCAAACCAACCAATGGCTGAAGGGGCGCCTCCAGAAGCTGCTGGCGCCGAAGGTGGTGGTGAAGGCTTTGGTGGCATGGAAGGTGGCGCTGAAGCTGCTGTACCAGAGGCTCCCGCTCCAGAAGCTCCCGCCCCTGAAATGGGTGGCGGTGATATGGGTGGTGGCATGGGCGGCTTCCAAGACCTGTTTAGCGGCTTTGGTGGTTTCTTTGCTGATGGTGGACGTATCCATAAAGACGGCGGCGGTTTAATTCCAATGGGTAACGACGCTTTTGGTCGCCCAATGCCAGACTTTGACATGGAGCATGCCCTATTGATGGGACCGACAGTGTTAGATGCTGAAAGAAAAAGACGCCGAGGTTTTGATGGTGGCGGCGCTGCTGGTGCTGGTGGACCAGGCAGTGCTAGCGGATTTGGCCCAACTGGAGATCTAGGAGAGATTACACCTTCAGGTCTTGCTGAGGCTGGTGGTGTTGGCCCGTCTTCATTGCTTGGACAGCCCGGTGCAGGACTTGGGCAATTAACACTTGGCGTTGGTAATAAGCCGTCAGATCTTGCTGGGTTTGGCAAGCTAAAAGCAGGTCAAGAACAGCGCACAGGTAACGATCTTACCCAAGGCTGGATGCAGCAATATAGAGACGAATATAAAGGTGGGCCTCAAAAGACACCAAAAGAGCAGGGTATGCCAGACATGCCTGATGCTGATTATTATAAAACACCTTTAAATATTTCCGATATCAGCATTGGTTCTAACGGGACGCCTAATCCTGGTGGAATTTCCTACACGCCAATTATGACTGGCATGAAGGGCAGTGGAATAGGATTATTCCCAACATTTAATCCACCTACCAATGGGTCAGATTATAATGATACGTCTAAAATGTTCCAAGCACCAAAAACAAACGGAAAGGTGCAGGGATATTATACTGGTCTTGGTAGCCAGCAAGTAAATCCAGATAGTGGTTTATTTAATATTGATTACCTAGCACCATACTACGGCGGCTTCTATAAGGATGGTGGCCGTGTAGGTATGAAGGATGGTGGTACGCCTAAGCTTTCGACAATGGATCTAATCAAGATCCTTACTAAGCAAGGTGCAACACCTCAAGAAGCTATTATGCTTTCTTCTATTGCACATCCTGAAAGCGGCATGAATCCGTATGCGCATAATCCGAATGCTCGTACGGGTGATAATTCATACGGTCTTTTCCAAATCAATATGCTTGGTGGAATGGGGCCAGAACGTCTTAAAAAGTTTGGATTAAAGAGCGCCAACGATTTGTATGACCCAAACACAAATGCTCGTGTCGCCTTGCAAATGCTGCGTGAAAGAGGAAGCCCAAAGGATTGGACGACTTGGACTAGTGGTAAGAACAAACCATTCTTATCGCAATCAAAGGAGGCGATGGCTGAATATTTGAACAATCCAAATATTCGCAATGCACCAGTTAATTTTGAGTTCAATAAAGATCTTCCAGCAATGGCTCAAAAAGGAGCCTATGGATACATAGCACCCAGCGAAAGAGTTGCATCATCTGGGTCTGGTCAGCTTCCGCTTAGCCAAGACAGTGAGCAGCATGGTTTCTTGATGGATATTCTTAATGGAATATTCGGAGATAAGGGTTTGCTCGGTGGCATAGCCAATGAAATATTTGGCCCAGAACAAGCTGCTGCTGCTCCAAGTGCTGCTAGAACGGCTCCTGCAAGTAGAGAAACGGCACCTGTTTCTAGAGATGAAGCATCTGCTACAGCACAGCCAGCAGCTGCTGACTTTGCGCATGTTTATACACCTCCCGCTCCAACCGCACCTGCCGGAAGCACTCTTGGACAGTTAAATCCAGATGATCCTTCTGGCCCACTAAAACCAGTTGAGACGCAGGAAACACCATCTGTAGGCTTCAGCACAATGCAACCAGCTGAACCTGGCAGCAGATTTGATGTTCTTCAGAAGTTACAGAATGCTCCTCAACCAGATCGTCGTGCAGAAGCTGAGGAAGCTTCTCAGACATTTTCCGCTCTTGAGGCTCCCCCATCAGATTCAAATGAAACACCAGATCAAGGTGCTGAACAAGCTGCTAAGAAAGGTGGCCGTATTCGCAAGAAGTACGCTACGGATGGTGAAGTAAAAAAAGACGCACCAGAAGAAAAAGAGCCAAAAGCTCAATCTGGCGAAGTAACTTACGATGTCCCTAAATTTGTTGCACCTTCATCACTTCAGCAAAGCCAGCCTTCGCAAGAAGGATTTGGTGGGTTGTTTGGTGATCAAGGTGGACAGGATTTCTACACTCGCTGGAAAACAAATCCTCTTTCTCAGTTGCTTTACCACCTAGGCCAAGGTGCTATGGCTCATCCTAATGCAAGTGTAGGCGAAGCTTTATTAGCTGGCGTTCCTCATGCGATGCAGGGATTTGCTAGTGCTATGCAGGATCAAAGAGCTCTTGCCGCTGAACAAGCTAAGAAACAACATGCAATAGATTTCGCTCTTGGTCTTAACAGGGCTGCTAATGAAGCCGTTCAAGAACGAGCTCATGGTGGTATGGTTAGGCATGGCTATGCAACTGATGGCGCCGTTGAGGGCGATTTCCTAAGTGACCTTGGCAATATGTTTGGTGGTGCGGAGCAAGCCTCTCCTGCTCCAAGCGCCGCTCCTGCCCAAGAGCAAGGTGGTCTATTTGACGGCATCTTTGGTGGTGCCGAAGAACCAGTTGCGGCCACTCAACGTGCTCCAAGAGCGGTTGCACAAGTTCCTCAAGAAGCTGGTTTCTTTGACCAGATCTTTGGTGGCCCAGAACCACAAGCTGCTGCCCCACAACCACAGCAGGAAAGAGGCTTCCTAGAAGATGTCTTTGGTGGCCCAGAGCAAGAAGCTGCACCACAGCGTCAAGCTGCTAGACCTGTAGCCACAGACAGGCAGTCTCGTGGGTTGATGGACGATATATTTGGTTGGGATCAAGAAGAGCCTAGGGCTGCTCCAGCTAAGGCTCCTATTGTGGCCACAGATGAGAAGCCAGAAGCTCCTGCCACTGCTCCTAGGACTGCCCCGGTATCTGAGGGCCAGCCACCAGTGGCTCCAGCTGAAGGTACGAAACCAACTGAACCTAAGACAGAAGCTCCCGTGTCCACAGGACCAGCTGAGTTTGCTGGGCCTCTTTATCAGCACCCAATGCTTAAAGCATACGATAAGCAGATAAATGCTGCTCGTAATTATCCGGTAGTGACAAGAGAAGATGTTCTTGCCCGTGATAAGTTTGTTGCAGATCTAGAGCGTCAGAAAAAGAATACCTTTGATCAATTAAAGGACGATAGAGATTTTAGAGAAAAGCAAGAAGCAAAGAAAGCTACTCAATTAGCTGCTGAAGAAAAGGCAAAAGCTAAAGCGCAAGCAGATACTCCTGCTATGGGCAGAGCAAGAACTCAAGGTTCCAAAGAAATTGAAAAAGAAAAAGACATTACTGAAGTAGCCAAAGGAACTATGGGAGTTGCTAAAAAATATGCCGATGCGTTGAATGTAATTCAGTCTGGAGGCTGGACAGAAAAGAAGCTTGCATTGCTGGCCGAAACCCCGTCATTTATGCGTTCGCCAGAAGATGAGAAGCTTGTTGATGCTTATAATATCATTAACAAAACAGGCCCAGAGGCATTGGCTGCATATGTCAAGCAGTTCCCTGGACAGGTGAGAGTTGCAGAATTCACCATAGCTAAACAAGGCTTGCCAAGTCTTAAGAATAATCCAGAAGCCAATAAAGTTATTATTGCTCAAATGATGGGTAAATCTCAAAGACAGCAAGATAGATATGAGCATTTAAATAAGCTTCTGGAGAAGAATCCTAGCCCTATGGCTAATGAAGTTCAGAGCTATATGGAAAAGTGGGATAAAGATCCAAAGCATTCTCCTGAACATTATGAGCATGAGATTAAAAAACACCTTGGCATCAAAGGTTCAAAGCCAGAAGTAGTTGAACCCAGCCAAGTTAAAGAACTAGAGCAAATGGGCATTAAAGGCGCCAAGTCGTATGGTATGCCTAAAGAAGCAAATGCTCCGAAGGCTGAAGGAGCTCCTCCTGCCCTAGAAGCAGGACATGAAGAGGGTGGTTATAGATTCAAAGGTGGCAACCCAGCAGATCAAAGCTCTTGGGAGAAAATCTAATGGCTGCTCCTTGGGAAAAATACCAACAGCAAGAGGCGCCATCTGAGGCACCAGCTGAGGCGGCTCCAGAAGCTCCCACAGAGGAAACTGCTCCAGTAGAGGCTGCACCAGCCCCTACGGTTGAGGCTGCTCCAGAGACTGCAGGCCCGTGGACTAAATATCAAACAAAAGAAGCTCCTCCAGTTCAGGAAAGAACTGAGCCTGTTGCTGAAGCCCCAGTAGATACCGAAGAAGCATGGAAAAAGTCTGCTCAAGAACATCCCTATCTTGGTAGGGCAGCGGCAGCCTTAGAGGGTGCTGGAAGTTATATTCCATTCCGCAAAGACATATCGGCTGGATTACATGCTTTAACTGATTTCGGTGAAGGGTCTTTTGGAGAAAAGTTCAGTAGGGCTAAAAATGCTCAGACAAGAGCTCAGAAAGCTCTAGAGTCTGCATATCCTGGGGCATACTTCGCTGGCAACGTTGCTCCTATGTTTATACCGGGAGTTGGTGAAGGCTTAGCTGGGGCTGAAGGAGCTCTTGCCGCTGGAGCCTCTAAGTTACCCTTACTCAGCAAAGCACCACAGCTTGCGGGAGCCGTTGGCCTAAATGCCGCTATGGGCGCCGCTCAAGGTATTGGCGAGGGTGAAGGTAGCGAAAGGCTGAAGAACGCTGCTATGGCCGCCGGAGTTGGTGGCCTTGGTGGTGGTCTAATGCACGGGGCTGGACAGGCGTTTAATGCTGTTATGGGGCCAGCTACTAAAACAGCAACTCAAGAAGCTGCTGAAAGACTTGGAATTAAAGCTCCTAGATTTATTACAAGTGAATCTCCGACTCAACAGCAATTAGCTGCGACGGTGAAAGAAACGCCACTTGGTCTTGGATCTGCAATTGATAAATCTTATGAGAAATTGCATGAAGATCTAGGAACTAAACTATTAGATGTTGCTGGTGCTCATGGAGCTAATGAAAAGACAGCTGGTGAATCAATACGTCAAGGTGTTCGTGGATGGGTAGGACCAAGAACAAAAGGTGTATTAAGTAAGGCATATCAAGCAGTAGAACAACATATTGATCCGTCGGTACAAACACCATTAAGCAATCTTCAAACTACATTTAAGAAAATGCAGGATGAAAATGTTAGAGCTGGTCTGGCTAAGACAAGTCCTACTATGAAGATTGTTGAAGAGGCTCAAAAGAGACAAAATGGTCTTACATACGAAGGTATTAATAAACTAAGAAAGACTTTAGGTGAAAAATACAAGGCTGCTTATAAAGACCCAACAATCAGTTCAACAGAACTTGATCGACTTTATGGTGCATTAAAAGAAGATCAGGGATTGGCTATTAAAAGAGCGGATATTAGTGGATCTGGCCGTGCAACAAGAACTTTTGAAAGAGCAAATACCCTTGCTCAAAATATTAAAGATAAACGTGCGTATTTGCAAAAAATAACTGGTGTAAGCGAAACATCAAAATCAGATGAAGCTATATACAATCAGTTAGCCAATATGGCTAAGGGTAAAACTGGCGATGAGAAACGCATAGCTGCCGCTCGATCAGTAATGAGCCCTGCAGAATGGCGGGATGTTACTGGTGCTGTTGTTAATAATCTAGGCAGAGGATCAGATAACGCATTCTCCCCAGAAAGATTTATAACTGAATACGGTAAATTATCTGATGCTGGTAAAAATGCTTTATTTGGCCCTGCATCAAATCCTTTGAGACAAAATCTTGAGGATATAACCACAATAGCCAGAACAGTTAAGCAGAGTGGTAAATACATTAATAGGTCTAAAACCGCCCATGTTTTGAACAGCTTAAATATGTTGGGCAATATAGGAAAATGGGGTGGCGCCGCTATTGGTGGCTTGGGTGTAGAGGAAGCCGCTAGGGGTAAGCCAGAGGGACTTGGGACTGAGATTGGTGGGGCATTGTTGCTTTCATCATTATTGTCTTCTCCAAGAGGCTCTGGAGCCATTTTAAACTATATGAGAAACGCCACACCTATGGCGGCTCAAGGACTTTTAAACGAAGCAAGAGTGCAAGCCGGTATGTCAAATCCAGATAGAGAGAATCGAGCGTCGGGTGGTAAGGTAGATAAGCGGGATTATCCAGCCAAGCGGCTTACCCGCATGGAGAGAGCTCTGAAGAGAGCACAAGACGCATTAGCAGAAGAAACAAAACCTATTATGCAAATGCCTGACAGTCATGTTGCTCATGCTCTTGAAATAGCAAAAGATAAATAGAAGGAATACGACTTTGGTTAATTCATTTTCTGACGGAAAAGGTCAGTTAGTTGAACCTCCATATGGTAGTTACGTGGATAGCTGGCAATTACCAGTTAACAGTAACTTTGGCCTAACAGATGCATTAGTATCTGGAACGACGACTATTAATGTTGCAACCATACCTATATCAACGCCGTTTGTAACATTAGTTTTTCAAAACTTTGATACATCGCCAACACCTTGGCAGGTTCCATTAGCTGGCCAGAATCTTAGAATTGTTTTAACGGGAACTCTTGCATTTAATATCATTCTTTATATCCCTGCAAATACCCCTGGCATGTGGATAATTGATAATCAAACAAATGGCGCATTTGCAGTTACTGTTAAAACAACGGCAACCGCTTCTACTGGCGTCAATCCACCACAAGGGTATATGAGTTATATATTCTGTGATGGAACGAATGTTGATTGGGCAGATGCTGGAGGCGTTATAGCCAATCTTCCTGCTGCTATCCCACCAGGAGTAATTCAGGCGTATGCAGGAGGAAGTATTCCTGCAGGATGGTTGTATTGTGATGGAGCGGGTGTATCAAGAAATACATATGCTGCTTTATTTGCAGCCATAGGAACAATATGGGGTGTCGGAGACGGATCAACAACGTTTAATATCCCCAATTTTGTAGGCATGTTTTTGAGGGGAGCCAATAATGGTGGACCTGCCTTAGGTGTATTTCAGGACCAATCTTTCGCTTCTCATTCGCACCCAGCATCTTCATCGGATGCAGGTCATACTCACGGAATGCTCAATACAGGCCCTAACGCTAATGGTGGCGGCGCTGGCTGGCTTGTAAACCCAGAGAGAAATACAGGCTTAAATACGCTTACTGGATATGCTAACATTTCAACGACGGTAGGCGCATCAGGAGGACCAGAAACAAGACCCGTGAACTTTGGTGTATATTACATGATTAAAACATAAAAGGTTGTGTTGTGCAGATATTTGATGATTTTTTAAATCCTAAAAATGCAAATTCCGTAGAAAGTTTACTTTGCTCTCCGGATTTTGAATGGTTTTTCCTAAGTTTCGGGACATGCCCTTCAGAGCATTTAAATATGAAACCAGAGTATGCAGTCCATGACAGGCCGCAATTTTCACATGCGTTTTATACAGGTAATGTTGTCAATTCTTCTCATTATCGTCATGTAAAATGCATTGTAGAATCTTTAGAACAAAAAACAGGAAAAAGTTTCTTTGACAAAATGTATCGTCTAAAATCCAACCTTCTTTTAAAAGATGAGAATTTTGGGAAAAACGATCATCATTTTCCGCACACTGATATATCTGATGGTATGTCCCTTATTTATTATGTAAATGATAGCGACGGAGATACATTTTTGTTTAACGAAAAAGATATCAGTGATACTTTAACATTATCGCATAGGATAAGCCCTAAGAGGAATAGGGCAATATTGTTTGATTCAAGTAAACTTCACGCCAGTTCTTCTCCAAAGATATCTAAATATAGATTAGTTGTTAACATTGTTTTTAAAAATTACGGAGAGGTTTAATGTTAAAATCTCCGCAAAATATGAGTTGGCCTTTTTACGGAGATCATGTCCACAATTATGCCTATTATGACAATGTTTTTAATCATAGTGAAATACAATTTATTATTGACCATGCAAAAAAATATGAATTAGAAAAAGCAAAATTAGAAAATAATAACGAGCAAGCGTCGATAAGAGACAATGAGATTGTTTTTATTGGGCCACAGGGAATTGAATGGCTTTTTGAGCGTTTAACACAAGCTTGCCATGAAATGAATGATAAATTCTTTCGATTTGATATATTTGGTTTGGCAGAAGGTTTACAATTTACGCAATATACGGCCCCAGGCCAGCACTATAAAATTCATATGGACAAGTTGTTTCAAAGAAATGTCCGTAAGTTAAGCATTGTTATTCAGCTTACAGACGAAAATGAATATGAAGGCGGCGATCTTGAGCTTGTTCTTGGCGCTGGAGACGATACTGTAAAGATGCCTCGTAAAAAGGGCAAGCTGATCATGTTTCCTAGTTACATCATCCATCAAGTTACGCCTATTACCAAAGGGCAAAGGCATAGTTTGGTAGGGTGGATAACAGGGAAGCCATTTGTATGATGCATCCCGATCACTTCGACTTCATTATAAAAATGATGAAGGCGTTCTTGATTGCATCTATATGCATATACTCATTTAAACTTGGACGCACAGTTTATGTCTTGTATATGATGGGGGATTATTAAATGAAAGAGAATTATGCACAGGCCTTAAAACAGGTCTTAAAGTACGAAGGTGGAAAAGTTGACGACCCCAGAGATCCCGGTGGCCGCACTGCTTTTGGCATCACCCAGGATACTTACGATGCATGGCGCAAGAAACAAAACTTGCCGACAGTTGATGTATTTACGATCAGTCAGGCAGATGTGGCGGCCATTTACCGCCAAGAATATTGGGATCGTATTCGTGGAGATGATTTGCCCTCTGGCGTTGATTTTGCTGTGTTCGATTATGCAGTAAACTCAGGCGTCAGTCGTGCAGCTAAAACCCTTCAAGCGGTCGTTGGCGTTACGCAGGACGGTCAGATCGGCCCAGCTACCATACAAGCCGCTAAAACGTATGTGGCTATGACAGTCACTAATAGACGCCTTGCTTTCATGCAAAGCCTGTCGATCTGGTCAACGTTTGGTAGGGGCTGGTCGGCACGAATAGCGGATGTAAAGAACCAGATTATTGCTCTCACTAAATAGGGAGGATGATATGCTGAAGGATGACATCAGATGGGCTCTATGGGCCATTGTTTTCACTTTGGCTATCTTTGGCACCGCTATGTTAGCTGGATGCAGCGAATTAAAATATGCTGAATGTTTGGCTAGAGACAACACACGTAACCCATGTCAATAGGAGATTATAATGGGAATTTTTAAAAACCTTCTCACAACTATCCCTGGTATCTTAACGTTGCTTTCCGTTGCTTACCAATCTTGGCAGACTAAAACAATTGACTGGCCAGCTATGCAGAATGCTCTTGTTGGGGTTGGCTTGGTGTTCGCCAAGGATTATAATGTTGTTGGTAAATGATAAGCGTTATATTATCAATCATATCTTCCCTGTTTTCTTTGGCAGGGAAGGTATTTGATTTCTTATATGCCAAGCAACTGACGGATGCTGGAAAGGCAGAACAACAAGTTGCTGATCTAAAGGCCCAGATAGATGCTGCTCATAAGGCGTTACAAGCTAGGATTGTTGCTGAGCGTGACGCTTCCGCTAATCCTGACGGGGTGTCAAACGACGACGATGGATTCAAGCGTCCAGACTGATGAATGCTTAATATTTAAGCCTATTACATGGAGTTCCAAGGATACTAAGCCTACAGTTGTTCAAGTGAAGTCTCATAATGCTGCTGGTAAAGCTGCTTGTAATTGGGGCAAGAAAACAAATGGATAAAAAAACATATATAATGATTTTAATTATATTTTTATCATGGGCATTTATTTTATTAATTGTAAAAAATAATTATTCTACAAGAGATTATATTACTCCAGAAGAAGAAAGCGCATTAACTTTTATCAGATAAAATGATATAATCTTTTTTAAATTACTAATAATATTCACTAGCACATAAATAACAATCCAAAAGGAATGCAAAGTGCCAACACCCTCCGTGTCTGCTGAAGAACTTCAGCTTACTTATGATTTATACCAATCTTTGGGTAATGCTATTGCTGTGGGGATTAGGCTTGGCATTTCTAAAAGCGCAGTTAATAGAAGACTTCAAAAATATGAGGAGGGTAAAACAAAATTCACAGCGCCAAAGCTTCCGTCGAAAAGCCGTGACATTGAACAATTGATCAAAGATCGGATTGAAGAAAGTAGGAGAGCTAAAAATGCAGATGCTTCCAGAGATCTCATTCGCATTCCTGTACACATTGATGGCCCATTTGGTCTACTCATACTTGGCGACCCACACGTTGATGATGCGGGTTGCGACTTCGAATTGCTTGCGCAACACAGGCAAATAATCAAAGACCATCCATTCATTCTGGGAGCATCTGTTGGTGACTATCAGAATGGATGGATAGGAAGATTGGGTGCTTTGTATGGTGAGCAGCAAACAACAAGTAAAGAAGCGTGGAAGCTGGTGGATTGGCTGGTTAGCGAAATTAAGTGGCTTTTTCTTATTGCTGGTAATCACGATTTATGGGCAGGTGTGGGTGATCCACTGGAGTGGATTGCAGCCCAGCAAGGTAGTCTCTACGAGCCGCACGGTGTCCGCATCGAATTGCATCACCCATGTGGGGCCAAGACAAGGGTTCACGCGAGGCACGATTTCCCTGGAACGTCGATTTACAGCCAGCTGCATGGACCACGCCGTGAAGCAATAATGGGTTATAGAGATGATTTAATTATATGTGGACATAAACATACAGGAGCATGTGAAACGTTTGTCACTCCTGACGGAAATGTATGTCAAATTGTCAGAGTATCTGGATATAAAGTTGCAGATTCCTATGCAAAACAACTGGGTTTAAAGAAGCATAATATTTTTCCTGGGGCGCTTTGCATAATAGATCCATCCGCTCCAAATACTTCACCAAATCGTGTTTTTACTGCCCCAAGCGTGGAGAAAGGTGTTATTATTTTAAACGCTCTCAGAGCAGATTTCGAGTCATCACGGGGCATTTCCAATGTGCAAAAACACAAACAAAAAACTCGTTCAAAACAACAACTTAGTCGGCGGAATTCACGATAAAATATTAATTGAAAACGAATCAAATTTATCCGATGCGTATAATGATGCATGTGTTTGGATTGCTGAATTACAATTACAAATAGATACTCTTAAAGCAAAGGTATCATCAGGTTACGTACGTCACGATACTTCCAAAATAAAATGGAAATCTAAGAGTATGGTTCCAGCCGTTGATGCAGGTGATAGCTGGATAGATACTGGAAAACTTTAATATGATAACACAAGAATATTTAAAATCTGCGTTAAAATATAATCCAGATACAGGTGAGTTTTTTTGGAAATATCGTGAAGATATGCCGAAACAATGGAATTCTCTTTGGTCGGGAAAAAAAATAATAGGAAGAAGATGTAAACGAGGTTATTTGTATATATCAATATGCAATAAAAGATATGGAGCACACAGATTAGCATTTTTATATGTAAATGGCTGGTTACCAACAGAAGTTGATCATATTGATGCTAATGGAAAAAAGGACGATAACCGAATAAAAAATTTAAGGTCGGCATCAAGTATTGAAAACAAAAATAATGTAGGAATTAGAAAGAACAGTACTAGCGGTTTCAAGGGAGTTTGTTGGCATAAGGGTGCTAATGGATGGATATCTCGCATTAGGGTTGATTCAAAAAGGATTAATCTTGGTATTTTTGATTGCCCAGCCGCAGCATCATTTGCCTATCAAGTAGCTTCAAATATTCATCACGGTGAGTTTGGTAGAATTGTTTAGTTTAATACGGGGGTTATAATGGCGGATGATGGGTTTGAATTTATCGAAACTCCTGACGGTAATACGATGATGTTGGAGGATAGAATAACAGCAAGAGTAAATGCGTATATTCAGTTAATGCATACTGTCCGGAATATGAAAGAAGATGAATTAGTAGCAGAGGGGATGCGCATGTTAGAGCGAATTCGCCTCTCTATTCACATTACACCTGAAAGAGATGTTGCTGTTATGAAGGGTGGTAAATCATAAAAATGGTGCCCGTTAAGAGATTCGAACTCCTGACCTACTGATTACAAATCAGTTGCGCTACCAGCTGCGCTAAACGGGCATTACTCTTTATCTTTTTCTTTAACTATCCCTAGTTCTTTTTCAAGAACTTTTATTTCTTCACGCAGACGGACGATCTCATCTCTAGCATCGCCAAGCATTTGCTCATGGGCGCTTAACAAAGAGCGTCCATTTAGTCGGCAGTCAATTCTTCTGACTATATCAATCACGGGCATTTGAGACAAAAAGCCATACTAGGAAAGCAGCGAAGCTCCCCCCACTTATGGCAATTGCCCAAGAAAGTAAATCGCTGTCGCTCACGCATTGACCCTAGTAGCAGTTGCTTCCCAAATAACGCTCTCTACTAACTTGGTCGGGTCTGTAGCATCCTGTGTAATGAATTGCGTAGCCACAGGGCCAAGTCCCAGCTGCATCCAGTATCGAGCTCCAGTTGCTGGCTTACCATTCCAAGACTGTAGATAGCTGAAGACTAGGACGTTATCGTATGTAACCCCAGCAGCAGTGTAAGATGTAAGAAGCTGCTCAAAAGCCACAATCTGATCGCCGCAACTCGTGGCTGGTGGCCAGCATTTAAAGAAGTCAAACTGTGGGAAGTTCTGATATGTGCTTCCAATGGCTTGAAATTCTCCCCAACCAATCGCAGGTGAGAGGACGACCTTTTTGTTGTTGGGATAGTCATCTCGCCACTCCGCAATCCCAAATCCTGGGTTATAACGGTAATACCATCTATTTAGCCATGTTAAATTGGCATCGTAATTATTATAGAGAATGCTATCGCTGCCAACGTCATAACTGAAGACACTGGTGAAATTAGGAGCCCCTTCAGCCTTATAATCAAACCTTCTTAGCTCATGGGTTTTGAATAAAGGCCAATAGGCGGGTACAAAAATAGGGTTGCTCATGGTATCTCCGTTTGAAAAACAATACCTTTTTCAAAAGCTTTTTTCAACTTTAATAGTTTTATTTGCCTATTTCTTCTAGCATGAACCAATTGCGTAGACCGGCAAATCTTTTCCAATCTATCATCATAATATCGGCCTTTGGTAGCCGCCATCTTTTTATGTAAATATAAGCAGGACGTATGGTCAAGATTAAGGATTTTGCCTAATTGCGGGTAAGATGGTGGTTTCTCACTGTTCCTTAATTCATATATTATTTTAGCCCTAGCAGCTGTAATAGCTATATCTCTTCTTGCCCTAGATAATATAGCTTCTTTAGGCATATTATAATTCTTAGCTGTTTCATCTATTATTTTCTTAATTCTGCTCATTTTTAACCAACCCCAAATGCTTCCAACGTTTTCCTAATTTTATCGCTGATATTGTTCGTTGATTTATACCAAACTCTATAGCTAATGCTTCTTGCTTCTCACCATCATTTGCACGTTTAAAAATCTGTCTAATTTGCCACTCTTTTAACTTGTGATTTGCATGTTGCTCACCACGTACGCCACACAGACTCATTTTTTTAATTCCCTTATCCTCCAAGCAATACCAGCGGCGGTATCACAAATCCCCTGACAATAGGGATCGTCCCGGTTATATTCGTCATTCATACTTTCAGCTATTTCGGCTGCTTTTTCTATTGCCTCTTCCCATCCGCTCTCCCATGCAAGAAGCATAGTCATATCCGGTTGGCGTAATTTCGAGACTTCTTGCTGCAGTCTGCGAATTATTAAAATCTTTTCCTCTGAACTTAGTTTGCTGAGTTCCCGATCATGCCAACCCTGTTCCATCGTATTCGCCTTTTAGATCTCGTATAGCCTTGGCGACTTCCTTCTTCCGCTCTTCGGCATGTATCTTACTTACTATATGTTTGGCGCCAATGTCATAAGCCTCAACGACCTTGGCTGCGCTCTCCAAGCCATCCAGCAACCCTCGCCCATAGGCGTTCTGAATCATCCAGTGAACATCAGATTCGTTAAATATTGCCACGATCAGCCTCTAGCTCCTTGATCTTCTCCAAGAGGCGCTGGTTCATAATCTCACTGGTCTTTTTGCGCTGGGCCTCACAGCCAGCATTTAAGGCGGCTTTCATGCCTTCCTTGTTAATTAGCTGACGATCACCACCAAAGCCTACTAAGGCTATCCAAGCAGCGTCAATTGCCTCATCGTACCAGTCCATTGATCTCTCCTTAGTGTAAGCCATCAGTTTACAGGCTCATCTTCCCGTATAGCGGCAGCTATCATCTTGCCTTCGTTTGGGTAATAGATGTTTTCAGCTATTTTGGCGCAACGCTCACGCTCTTGCTTTAGCTCTGCCTCTAGTTCAGCGATGCGCTTTGCTTGTGCTTCTAATGCGTCTGCGGATTCTCCGGCATCGCCGTCTTGCAAATGTTCTTGTAGAAGCCGCAATCGCTGCACTAGGTCTGAATAGTCAGTCATTCTCGCCCCATCGTAATGTTCTGCTGCGCACGGATGTCTTGGTTTGCATACGTCCAGCATTCCCTACCATCGTCCAGAAACACAACCCAAAGCAGATTATGCTCTGGGCCATAGTCTATCACCAGGTGCGCAAGGCCACTGCCCCTAGGTGTCATTACAGGCAATGGAGGATTCAGCTGCTGGATGTGGGTCACTTCTTATCCTCACTCTCCAAAATAACGTCCGATGCTGATGTTTGACTCAAAATATCCTCACCTGCGCGAATTAAGTAATCTGGTATCTCTGTCGTCATTGTCATTTGATTGCGCTTGGCATCCTGCGAACTAACGTATTTAAACAATTCCGTCATCCATCCCTGTAAGAACGCAATACGTCTTGACATTAGTTTACGTTTCCAGAGATAGGCGTCACACTCGAATTTCAGTTGATGTTCAAGTTCCTCAATCCGATTTGCTTGTTCCTCAATAGCGTCGGCGGCTTCGCATTCAGCTACAAGATCGTTCCACTTGGTTCTCAGTCGCTGCACAAGGTCTGTATGGTCAGTCATTTCTTCAATTTCCTTATAGCTGCAGCCAGTTCTTCTTTGGGTAAGTCAAGACTGTTTAATAAATTTGCCGCATCATCAATGGCGCCATTATAAACTTCTCGAAAGATAAAAGTTAATATTTGCAATTCTCGCTCATTTAATTCTGAATCTTCGCTCATAATAATTACCTACAAAGAGGGACACCAAATTTATTCAAATCATTTCCAGTCATTTTAGTCCATTTTGTGGTTTTCAAAGCTCCGTGACTGTCTAAATATTCTGTAACAGCTGGATACCTCCTATTGTAAGCAGAGCGTAAAACGTCATTTCCTTCTTCACTTATTTGTTTTGTAAATGGGTTATGAGCTCCGTGGAACCAAAATTGACTATCTGGCTGAACACAAGTCGCATGGGCGAGGCTCATAGTTCCAGCTGAATGATAGCTCTTTCCGGTAGCTGGCCTAGCATTGTCTAAATGAAGGGCTTGCCAGCATCTACGGGGATCGCCACCGTGAGCAGCCGTGCAGCCATAATCTTTGTCGCCTATGCCTGGTAGCTGATAGCTACAGCCAGTAAAAAGCAAAATATAAAAAACAAGCAGATAATTAAGTTTCATATTAATTGGCCTTTTTGGTTCTCTTTCTTGGTGCAGCTTTAGCGGTAGGCGCCTTAACTGGTGTGGGGGCTGGTACAGGAAGGCTTTTTAATCTTTCTATTTCTTGCTTTAGTTCCTGAATTTCTTCGTCTTGCGTAATGATTATACGAGCCGCCTCATCCATCGTTATCTGGGCTGAAGGTGGGATATAGCTTTTACCCCAGCTTTTCAGTTGCTCTATTAATAGTTCAAGATTTATCATGGTCAGTTCCCCGCTGTTTCATAACGTCCCGTAAGCATATCATATTCCAATACGGTTGCCTTACCGGTATTCCAGTCAGTGCATGTCATTTCATCTGGCACGACCTCAACGGATCGGCAGATCTTTCTTTCAATAGCTATGTCATTTTTGGTGTATTGAATTGCGGAGACATACATCCCCTGCTTGTCCCAATAATATATGTTTATAGATGCCACGCCGTTTTTGAAATTGTATTTTTTTATGTTCAATTTCCCAAATTGGGAAGTTGAGGTATTGCCAGCCCACTGCCAGTATTTAGCCCAATCAGCTTCCTTCTGCTCCTCTGGGGTCAGAGAAGGCTCTGGAGCCTCTGTAGGCTGTTGGGTGGGTGTATTGCCGTAATTGACGTTAGCAGCCACTGTAGGGGCTTTGTAGGGCGTTTCATCACAATCTGGGATGCCTAATGATCGCAGATCGGAATAATTAAGGGTTGCCTCAGTGCTGTAGGAGGCTTGGATCTTGCCTTCGAGATGCTGTCTTATACGTGTTGGCAAATTGGCCAACATCCGATTGGTTACATCTGGACGTAATCTATGGGTATCTGGCTCATAGGCTTGGTGCCAAGCAACGATAGCCATCTCATCAACGCATACGTTAGGAACCGTCAGAGCTAGGGTGCAAGCTGATCGGCATTGACCCCTAATCTCTACCCGTATGCCTTTCTCACGATAATTGAAGGCGGCATCCTCATATTTATGAACGTAGCCCCCGTAATCTTTTGTGATCACAACGGGTGAGTTAACTGGTGGCACATCTAGAAACATTGGCATAGGCGTAAATCCGATGGTTAGGTTAAGACCACCTATACATAGCGCATAATTAATAGAGCGTCAATTCAGTGTTTTAAGTATTCTTTGGCAAACTTTTTTTCTTTTTTTTCTGCTTCTTCAGATTCTTGATAAGTAGCTTTGGCATGGTCGCAGATCCTGCTTAACATGCTCTCCATTTCTTCTGGGTGGATGTATTTAAATAACGTAGATCCAACTAGCGTTCCTAAAACAAAAAACGCATCTTGATAGTGCGGATATAGCATATCAATAACGCTTTCAGTCGCCTCAGTAGCCAGCATGGTTTTCTGATATCTAGCTTTTAGCTCTGGTGAATTTGGATCAAACTCATCGTCATCAATATCCATTTTCCCCTCCTAATAAAATTACTGGGTTTGCGAAATTTCACGGGTACTAGATGATCACCTAGTGGCTACCCGAATATCGCCTTGTAGCGCCTCAACGTCACACCCTAAATGTCAATAAAGGATGCTGTTTCACGCTCCCCCGTTGCCCAGTATCCGGTTGGGGGTCGGAGTCTGCCACTAGGTATTCAGTAGAATCCACCGCAGCTACGGCCATAATAACCGCCATCACACTGCATATAGAAACCGCGAGGGCCGTAATAGTTGCCACCTTGATGAGGGAATTTTGCAATCCGGCCATCGCTGGCGCCACAAGCATAGCTTACATAATACCAAGTAATTGGCCCCGGCATTGCGTCTGCAAAAAACCCACCAGATTTACTATGTGAATCTAATATTTGATAGTTGCCTTTGCATGTTGCTCTAGCCTCTTGATAGCAATCGCTAGAACTTCCCTGGCAGCTTGTCTGATGGATCTGACGACCATCTGGCCCTTGTGCAGATTGTGTCTCAGCATAAGCGGCTCCAATCATAATCCAAATAAGAATTGCAAATACTAAAAATGCCAGTCTCATCGTAAACTCCGTTGGTAAATGGGTGGGATAACAGACCCCACCCTATAGTTATTATACGTTATGTCAAGCTGAGAAATCGATGTTGTTGTTGGCCTTGGCATTGTTATTGTTGGTCTTAGCCGTTACCACATTTGTAGCTTCTGGGAGCTTGGCCAGCACTGGTGATGTCTCACGCAGCAATTCATCCTCAAGACCCTTCTCAAGGATATTAGAGATCCGGTCGATTACAGGACTTGTAGAGCCACCAACTGGCGCCAAAGAAGAGTGCTCACTGGTTGATGTCTCTGGGCCTTCGAGATGCTGGATAGCCGATTCTACGGCCATTTGAACCCGCATGTCATTATCCCTAAATGGGCCATTGTATCCTATAGCATACAAAAGTTCACGAATAGCATTATTAATAATTGACTTTTGCCTAGCCTGTAGTGCCGGACCTGTTAAAGCACCATTGGTGACTGCCTTTAAGTTAGTTACGCTCAGCATCATTTTTCTCCTTTATATGCACCGTTATTTTCTTTTTAGGGGCATTGGTGCGGCGCTCCCAAACCGGCGTGTTCCACCATTTCTTAAATGTTGGCCACACCTCAGCTACAAATGCCGCACAGCAAATCGCTGTTACAGCAATTCCAATCCAAATCATTGTGTATCCTCTATCCAATTCTTTAATGCCCCTTCGTAGCGGAACCATTGTCCTTGGTGTCTGTAATGCTCAAATGATTTTTCAATTTCACCCAATAATTTTATTCCGCCTGGTATTTCTTTTATTATTGTAAGCTCAAAAGGGCAGTTAGATTGCAAATCTTTTAAAAACCATTTTGTGCTTGACGATCTGCAAAGCCTGACAAAGTTCTCACATTTAACAAATAATATTTTTTCGTTTACTAGCTGTCTCAATCGACGTTTTTTTGCATCACATATATCATCTTCCTCGTAGTTTAATGAACTAAGCATACTAATCTCCTACTCAAACATTGGCTTTCTTGGCGGAAGTTCTAATTTTGGCTTTTTCTCTTTTTTAGCAAAACCTCTTGATTGTATTTTTTGTTTTGAGGGCGCCGCCCCTAAATGTTTGGCCTCTACTCTCTTTGCCTTGGCTATACGAGCCACATCATCTTTAGTCTTTTCAGAATGGCATGGGAGACATAGCAAGCGGCTATTTTCAAATGTGGGCTCTCCTAAAAGCCCGTCAGCCCTAATGTGATCAATCTGCCATTTCCGGCATGGAAGACCACAAAGATCACAATAGGTGACACCATCCTTAGTCGCCGCTTTTATGCGCTCAACTATAATAGCTTTAGTAAAATTACGCCTTACCATATTTAATCTTCATAGCTTTCAATGCGTCATCTGTTCCATATGCTGGTGTAATTCTAACTGGGTCTTTAGAGCTTGGGCCTTGTGTTTCCCAAAACTTTAATGGTGCCCTATTAACTTCCAGTTCTTTCACCATAGACTCCGCTTCACTAATAAAAACACGAATTGAACTATTAGTGACTTCAGAGATCGTCAACTTATTCTTTTTTGTAAATGATTTAAGCTTTCGGGCCACGCTTGCCTCAAGACGGGTGCTAAACCCAACAAGCTTTGCTTTTCTTTTCTTCATCCTATTCTCCGTTCAATTCTTGATGTTGCTTCACGGCTTACCTCTTCGCTAAACCGCATTCTTAAATAGTCTAATTGGACTTTGGCTTTGTTCGCTTTAGTCCTGGCGGTGACTGTATCTTCAACCAGCCGGAGCCAGTCGTCGGAGGCTTTAACTCTTGCTTCTGCTCTGGAGATTGGGATGTCACCGTGGTCTGCCATCCATTGTGAGAGGATACTACTTTTTGAGTCTTCGAGGAGTCGTGCTGCATGATCAAGATCAACCCATTCCTCTGCCGCTATCCGATAGAGTTCAGATAGCGGCATATCGTTTTTGTTAAGGTCAGATACCCCATTCATTATCGTCTCTGCTCACTTGTTTGGCAGGAGCACCGCCCATGCCTTGTGGCTCCGATACCGAAACGCTCAAGAACTTCTTGCCGGCTTTAGATGTCTTCTTCCAACCAGCAAGACGATACTCTTTGCCTTCGACATTTAACTTTCCTGTAAAGTCAGGTGATTTCTCTGTTTTCTTTTCGTCTACAGGGAAAAGAGTTCCGGTATTGGTGTTATCGTACTCAGCCATTTACATGCTCCTTAAGTGCTGCTTCTACTTGGTTATAAACTTTAGTTACTTCCTGTACGTGTTCCTTGTGCAAAGAACGCTTTATGCTTCCATTTGCTTTTTTCCATGCTTCTAACTCATCGTTAGATGTAACTTCGTAAAGACTCTCAACAGCCTTATCCATTAGGTTCTTAGATTCAGTATCGCTTAAGACTTTAACCTGTGGCTTAACGTCTGGAAGAATATCTTTGTCATGGCTATCCGCATCCTTCTCGCCAGTAGGCACCTTGAAGATAGCTCTCAAGAAATACTTCTCAGCATAGGACTGAGCCGAAGCATAAGCCTGTGGGCCAGAAGCTTTGACAGTCACTTGGCGATGGATAGGGCCATAGCTGTCACCCTCCTCGCTAACCAGATGCAGTTCATAATTAGCTGTCAGATAGCCCTTGTCTGTGACTACGCTAACCTCATCAATGATCACAAATATGCCAGCCTCAGCCATGATAGGGCCAAGAGCCTCATAAAAGCTGTCAACGGTTACATAGTTGTAGTTAGCAAATTCATTGCGTTTGTCATGGTGCAGCTTTTTGATATTGCGCTTTACCGCAATGACCTTAACCGCAACGGTCTTTGGCATGGTTGGCATCACTTGACTCCTTCGATATGGTTGAATTTAGCGTTTTCGAGTTTCTTGATCTCTTCATCAACTTCTTTAAGGAAGTTAACAACGATCTCTTCCAACTGAGCGATAAACAAATCATCCCGCTCTATACGCTCAAGGTAGATGCGGTATTGCTCTGGCAAGCGTGGATCAAACGACATAAAGTCACAAAACTTTCTGCCTGTACAAGCCATCTGCCATTGGACTTGAAAGTTATGGTCTTCCGGCATCTTGTTTTCACGCAATGTCAAAACATGCGTAACCGTAGTAGGGCATTTGATTTCCAAAAGTCCATCGGTTCCTACTAGACCATCGGGGGATGCCCCAGCACGTTCGATACGTGGATGTTTGACAAATGGCGCATCCGTAACATTGTCCCATACAATTTCACGATATGCTTCACGGGCCATTTCCTCAGTGTCAATGCCATGCTGCATAGCTTCTGACGTTGGTATCTTAATTGATACACCAGTGATAATCTCAGCGATTAGCTGGTTTTTATACGTCTCACGGGTTGCATAAAAGCTACCGTTCTTTTGCTTCTTAGCAATATCCTTAAGCTTAGATGCAGTTACCAAACCACGGCGCTGCTCAAACCATGCCGTACTGCGTTGTGCAATTTCGTTTTCCATTACAATGCTCCTTAGAAATCTATCTCGTCTAAAGCCAGTTCTTCTTCTTCTTTAGTCATTGGCGTAATTACTGACTGAAATGCTGAGTTAAAAGCATTTACACCATTGCGCAAAGCATTACGCAAAAGTTGATGGTCGGATGGATCTATTGCGGGAAATGTAACTCGAACTGAACCAAAATCTTTTGATTGATCAGTAAGACTTAACGTAACGGAATAGCTATCTTCACTAAAAGATAACGAAAATGTTTTGTCTGAATACACGATTGTGTAGGGTCGCATCAGTAAGCTCCGTTGTAAGCATGTTGTAAGATGTAAGATGATTACAACGTGTATAATTAGGTGTCAAGGCGTTTTGTATAATATTCTTCGTGCTTCTTGATAGCCAACCCAATTATCTCTGGTATCTGAGGAACTACAGCATTTCCTAGGGCTCTAGTTCTGTCCATCCGGTTGGAAACCCCATGAGCCACTCGATGAATGGCGGGTTCACATGGCCATCCCCCTTTTTCCATCCTACGGATAACGCTACTTGTGTACCTAGATGAGAAGACTTTTCTATCGGTCTGAGATCCCCCCGATGATTCTGATTCCGGCATGTCATCCCCATCACCGAATCCGATGCCTTGGGGGTAGGCCACAATCCAGACTCTCTCACGGATGTGCGGTGCGCCAATGCTGGCCGCCGATATGCTTTCCCATTCTGCGTCATACCCGATCTCGGCCAAATCTCCGAGAACGGTGTCCATTCCTCTAGCAAGCAACCCTGGGACGTTTTCCACGATGACGTATCTGGGTCGTATTTCGCTAATAAGTCTGGCGAATTCTGACCATAATCCGCTGCGCTTTCCTTCAATCCCATTTTTTGCGCCAGCTGTGCTAACGTCCTGGCACGGGAACCCCCCACAGATTGCCTCAACGGTGATTCCGTCTCTTCTAAGTTGCTCTCCTGAAATAGTGGTAACGTCTTCATAAAGCGGAACCTCTGGCCAATGCTTGGATAAAACTTTTTTACAAAACGGATCTATTTCACAAAAGGCTACAGTCTGAAAAGCTTGGGACCTTTCGAGCCCCAAGCTAAACCCACCAATGCCAGAAAATAAATCAAGCAGTTTTATAGGAGCCATCAAGATGCCTGTTTCAGTGATGTCACATTGTAGCGCGACATTTTTAACATGGCATCGCTCATCATATCTTCCCAAAATCCTGCCGATACGGACAAACTTTCTGGAGAATACCCTTTTTCAATCGAAGAGCTAGACCAAATACCTTCTATTTCATTGCTTCGTGCAGTTATCCACGCACTACCAACTAAGTATTCAAATTGCTCTTTAATTTTTTCTCTTGCTGCTTCTCTCATTTCAGCTTGATCTGGGTATCCAGGGTAATGATTGCATAACGCTTCCCATGCATCATTAAACCATTTGTGATTTAGATTAAGATATAGCGTATTGTTTCCATCATAAGACGCAAACATACCGGCGCCAATTTTTGTTAGAATATCTTCCTCATCATCAAGCCATTGTGGGTCTGGCATAATGTAAAGATTTTCATCATATTTTATTTTACGTTGTCCTCTTTTAGCTATATTAATACGAATAGTATCGTTGTTTGGTGGGTTAGGGTTTGGTGGAGTTGGAGGTCTTGGTTTCCACGGCCTATGAATTCTAACACGTTCTGCGGTTTCATCATCGGAAGCTTCTTCTCCTTCCTTAGAAACTTGAGGGGTTGTTTTCTTTAATTTCAATCTGTCCAGCTTTTCCTGCAGGCGTTTTTTGGATTTCTCACTGGAAGATATGCTTTTGTCGTATTCCTTAATTTTATCCAATACCCATTGCGGTCTGTATTCCCACATAATCTCACTAAAATCTTCAAGCTTTACCTCCTCGTCTGGTTTATCCGTATAGGATAGAAATGAACGGTCGCTGCTTGAAGCAATATTAAGATAATTATCCGGCAACTCTACGATAACTGATATAAATCTCCAACCAAAACGAATCCCTAACTTATGGGCGCAATCAGACCATTTCTGTTTTGTAGTATTTGAGCGTAAGTCATAAAATTCGTTTTTATAAACAATGCCTCCACGACTGCCAAATGAAAACATATTGCCGTCTTCTGCCCTTGTTCCAGATCTATTGGGTGATTTTGGATCATGGAAAAAATGAATTTTAATTCCATCTTGGCATCTAACAATATCGTGTTTATCCCACCATGCAGATCCATCCTGCTTAATTCTATTATCCATAGCGGTCATAGTCCAGAATTGACGTGGACTCATCTCATCTGGTCTACTATGAGTTCCTTGGTGAAAACGTATTTCCGCATTCTCTGGTATTCTAAAATAACGATTGAATAAATATAGGCCAAGCCAAAGCTGATCTTCTTTTACTTTTGGATCATAGGGATAAAAACAAGTATTTTGATTATACTCGTTACCAAATAGCGTCACTTCCGTCCATTCATCTTCTGTAGAATAGCGACCTTCTTGAGCAACGATATCAGTAACATCATCAATTGTATCAGTTGTTCCATCTTCATATTGGTATTTCATTCTTCCATATGTTTTACCGTCATCTGAAAGCTTTAATATTGTTTCATGTACAGAACCTTGTCGGCATGATCGTATTCTAAGACCTTTTTTATTTGATTTAAGAGAGGCTATCTTGGCGCCAATTCCATAATTATCCGTGAGAGATCTAATTTTATTTAACACTACTGAAAGATCTGACATTAAATGTAGATCTTTTCGGCTCATGCCTGGCCCATTATTCCAGATGGAAAGTTTAGGGGCATCCCCTAATTCTGGAATAAATGTAGGATAAAATCTTATAAATCCTTTTCCAGAAACGTCTTGAGTAGAAGCCTCAATTGCGTTTTGAGTTAACTCTCGCATCATCATACCGGACGGGCATTTTTCAATGTCGCGATAAATGGAAAATTCTTCGCCACCATCAGAAGCGTATTTTAGTGGATCAACATCATTGTATGATGCCATTTTATATTCCTTTTTTTTGATTGGCTTGAAAATAAACGGGTTGTGATATTTCTTGAGAAATCATTGCACCAACCCCGTAATTTTGTTTTTTATTTAATTTACCCAACCAACTAATTGGGTCGTACATCAGTTTTCTTTTTTTGTTCTTTGAACAATTCACATCAACCCCCTTTTGTAGACGAACTTCATGCCGATATACGATATGCATAGATTAGCGTCAATATGCAGAATGGATAATTATTCTGTTGCGTGATTATTCTACATAGTGTAATGAAGGAAAATGAGCAGGAAACCTTTAGAAATCAGATACACCACTCCAGAAATGGAGCGTTTAGCGTTCTCACTTGGGGCGTATAAAGTCACTGTATGGAGCTGGCGGCGCCGTGGGGTGCCTTTGGCATGGCAGATCAAACTGCACCAAGCAAGCAAGGGAAGCATCAAGCTTACCGATTTCGAACGTCCTACACATAAGGTCAATTAATATCATGGACGATCTCGAATCCTCTGCTTTTGCTTTTTGTTCTCATTTGTCAAAAACAATACCCGATTGGGTTATTGAAATGACTAACATTCTTGTGGCGATGAAAGACAAAATCCCGTCAACTCCCACTGAAAGATTTAATATCTATAAAAATAACAATATCCCCGAAGTGATTTATATTTCCTTTGATCGTGAAGCCACAGAAAAGGCATTAGCACGTATCCATGCGCATTGATGTTTCCGAAACGACGGATAGATTTTGTGACTCTTGTGGTGAATACGCCATGCTCGGCGTGGGAAGAAAAAAACCATATAAGAAAAACCCAGAGGGCGTTGAGAAGTGGTTTTGCGAAGTTTGTTTTGATCTTTACATAGGACCTACAGACGATGGCGGGGATCAGGATACAGCACGAAGCGAGGGTTCAGCGTGAAATCGTTAACTACATTCGTACAGTGGCTCCAGACTGCATGGTATTTGCCATCCCAAACGGCTCCCAAAGAACCGCCACAGGGCGCCCAGCTAATGCGGTTGTGGGCTTTACTGCAGGCGCACCGGATCTGGTGGTAGTTATTCCAGGCGGAAGGGTTCTGTGGCTAGAGGTTAAAGCTGACAAGGGACGTGTAAGCGATGCCCAGCTTGCCTTTCATTTACAACTGCAAGCAAGAGGCCATGACGTTGCGGTAGTTAGATCAATTGATGAAGTAAGAAATGCCTTTCGTGTTCTTGATATTAAAACAAGGGAAATCCTATGAGTGTTAAAACAATTACCTGGACGGAAGAAATGGTCTCTTTGTTAAAAGAGAATGCGTCTCAAGGTCTTTCTGCTTCCGAAATAGCAGCAATTTTAAAAAATCAATTTCATTTGCCTTTCACCAGAAATGCCGTAATTGGCAAGGCTCACCGAATTAAAGTCAAAGTTGGGCGGCACAAATTAATTGTTACAAAACCGGCGCCGAAGCCTGTACCGAAACCAGCACCTAAAGTTGAAACGGTTGTTGAGGCTAAGGCTCCCAAGAAACCAGTAAATAAAATTAAATTCATTGTTCCTAAGTCAACAGTTATGCACGAATTTAAAAACCCAAAAGCACTGGGCATCGAATTGCTTTTTTTGAAAGAAGGCCAATGCCGGTATCCGCTAGGCGATGTTCAAAAGAACAATCTTAGGTTCTGCGCTGCACCAGTAGATTATGGAAGAAGCCAGTCTTACTGCGCTGATTGCTATTCTATTGTTTACTGCGCACCAAACTTTCATAAAAAAAGGGCAGCTACCGCTTAGTAGCCGCCCCAAGTTAACCTAATTAAAATCCATCCTCATCCTCATCATCCCAAAAATTATCTGATTTAGTTTCTTTCAGGAATGATGGGATGTTTTCCTCTGGTTCATTTGTATCAGTTTCTGATACATCATTAGTTTCTGGCGCCTCTAAACCCCATGCTTCCCAGCCATCTCTTGCTCTTCTGGCATTCAATTCAATTTTGGGAAGGCTAGGAAAATAAGCTTCAATCATCCGGTAAATGCTGTCTGGCTTTACGCTGTGTTCCTGTACAGGATCGCTGAACACAGACGGGAATTGTGAACCAGGGGCTGGAGAAGGAATCACTCCCTTTACGCCAACCAATAAAATCTCATGCTGGTTTCTAAACCAGTAACCAGTTCCCATGCGATCTTTAACCCAGACTGCTTGAGACTTGTACGTGAAGCCCCATGATTCCATCACCCGCAAAGCATCGGGAAGCATTGGAACTGTAGCCCAGAGAAACAAAACAGAATTCCTATCTGCAATATCTCCTATTGGGAGATTGCAAATATCATCTGTTGTTTGACATGGATAATGATTATCAGCGGATCGATCCATTCCGTTATCGCTGAAGGTTTTAAATTTCCACGGTGGATCAGCCAAAATGATTCCAAACTTGGCATCCGGTAGGGATATTTGTTTCTGACCTAGGACACGTTCCTTCTCGGCTCGTTCCTGCTTTTTTACCTCAGCCCTTGCCGATACCTTCTCTCCTCCTCTGGCCCTTTCAATCAGAGCGGCCTGTACATCCTCAGCCAGCTTCGCCAGTGCGTCTAATTCAACGCCAGCATCCAATGAGGTGCCTACGAGCTCAGCGATATCCTTGATGCTTTTAACCCGCTTTGCGTCCCGCTCTACTGCTGCAGAGGATCGATTGGTGTCCCTAGCCACGGCTTGGGCTGAGTTGGAATGTTTGGTCTCAGATAGTTTCCCCTCAAATTGAGAGGAAATTCCCTCGTCTGATTCGTCCCTTGGACCAGTTTTGAGTCGGTATTTTATTTCTGCGATCTCTTTGAGTCGCGCAAAGTGCATAGATTGTTGGGCTGCAGTCAGTTCGTGCCGAATCAAATTTTCGCAAAGTTCAATTTGCTCTGCGTCTAGGGCATCTATTCCCTCTAAAACAGTGGCTTGGATATTTTCCCATTTAAGCCTTTTGGCTGCTTCCAGACGATGGCGCCCAGCAATCAGAACATATCCGTTTTCTTCTGTACGCCGTACGCAGATGGGATTTATCAGACCAATATCACCCATAGATGCAGCGAGTCTTTCAACAAGGTCTGGTCTTTTGGGAATATGCCGATCATCAGAAATATGAATTAAAACAACACCAATATTCTCAACATTATGTTGATTTGTCATGCGCCAACTCCTTATTAGGGCGCAGCGTCATAACATGGACTCAAGTATAATTATAGGGAAAAAAAGCGGCGGCGAGGATGGTTGACATCACTCAGCCGCCAAGATACCTTTGGGGTATCAATTACGGGATTGCCGTCCCTAATTGATGACACTGCGTGAATAAAAACGATAGATCAGGATTTATCCATGTCACCAACTGACAATAAAAATACCGTCGAGAAGAACAAAAAGCAACCCCCTGTCGATGCACGGGCTGCACATGAACTGACGGCTAAGATTCTCAACCATCTCCGCATGTCTGTCCATTACGCCCATCTGGCGGCAGACCATGACGAAATCTTTGATAACTTTGGGTTTGACCGTTCCGTAGAGCATTTTATCGGCCATGCCAAAGACGTAGCCACCCTCCTCAATAAGTTGAGAAAAACTAGGGGGGTAACGGAATGAAGTAGCTTTATTGTATATACACCCCTCACGTAGCAGAGCCTTTTGAGGCCCATAGTAGCAGCGGCAGAACCGTGGCGAATGGGATCAGGTGAGGGAAGCGTCGTAGTATCGGACGTTAAAACGATGCCGCACGAAGAGACTGAAAAACTACGTCAACGACGTATATTGGCAAGAGGTATACGCTCGTCACCGACAGAGAGATAGCTGCGGTTATGGTTTGGTAAATGCTGTCCACCAGACCGTTGTTCTTAGATGAGCAACAACCCGCATCCTTGCAGCGTTATGGATGGGACTCAACTCAACCGATTAAAACGCCTCTACCCCCTTACTAGGGGGGATAGGTGCGTCTGAACAGGATCTAATCTAACCGATTAAAGTGATAAAATGGAAAACTTCATACAAATAAAACAGGAAAATGAAGCCATCGTAGCAGTCTGGATCTTGGGCGCCGTATGCGGGATATTATTATATTGGTGGAATTCTAGATGAGAGTAATAACGCTAAGTCCTAAAGAATGCGCTTGGGGAATTGAGGTGGGTTACAAACGTATGTTTGAAAGCCCAAAGCAAGGGTATAAGGACAGTAGAGAATTAGCGGATGCCCCGGTAAGAACTAAAATCTGGATTGACGTTAATGGCGCCTGTGGTGAACTGGCTGCTTGCCTGGCACTAAATGTTGATTGGTCTGCCTCAGTTAACACTCCCGATGACCCAGATATAGTTATTGGTGAAAATAAAATAGATGTTAAAACCGCTGATAGGCATGGTAAAAGATTATTGATCCCAGATCATAATATAAATAAGCGATTGGATTGGTGGTATCTTCATGTTACTGGATGCATACCAACGTATCATGTATGGGGCGCCATAAAGGTTACAGATGCATTTGAAGTAGGCAGTTATGAAGACCCAGACGGAAGAGGATGGGCTTCTTTCGTTGACAAAGTTGATTTAACTAAGAAATTCACGTGAGAAATAAAATGGACGAAGAAAAAATTGAATCCGTAACATTTTATAAACAGTCTTATTATTCTACGCAAATATTTGAAAAGAATAATGCTGTTGGCTCGTTGATGAAAATATCTTTACCAAGGGTTAAGTTTCTTGAAAAGGATGGAGAATATCGTCCGGCATGGGCTGTAGAAAAAGATAAGCCAAAAACAGTCATTCCCCCAGATGCGCCAGCCGCACAACATCGTGCTTTTAAAAAAGAAACTCGTAGAAAGTTAATGTACAAGCGTGGTGGCTATCCAATTACGCCGTTAGAACAAAAAGTATTTGATTTATTTGAACAAGGTCTTAGCTTAGCAGATGTATGCGAACAGACACGTAAAACACCGTCTACAGTCAGCGGTGCTTACAAAAGATATCAGATAAAAATACTAGCCAATAAAAAGTAAATCTGATAAGCTGCCCCCCGTTAACACAAACAATCGGGGTCACAGATGAAAGTATTAACAAAGCCGCGAGAATTGGTATCTATTGATATAATTAAAGAATTTCTAGATTATAATGATAATACAGGGAAGCTGTATTGGAAAGTAAGAGATATTAAGTATTTTAATGATGGTGAGAGAAAAGCTAATGCATGTTCTATATGGAATTCTAGATATTCTGGGAAAGAGGCTGGATGCATAGATGGCAGTAACAGAATTATTATAAGAATATTTAAAAATACATTTTTTGCTCATAGGCTTGCCTTTATTATTATGAAAGGGAGAGAACCAATTGAGCAAATAGATCACATTAATGGTGATTCTTTAGACAATAGATGGTGTAATCTTAGAGAATGTTTTGATTATGAAAATAAGCAAAATTTAACTTTGCGGTCAGATAGTTCTACAAAAGTTCAAGGTGTATATTTTCACAAAAAACGTACAAAAAATCCTTACGAATCTAGAATTAGATTGCGCGGCAAATCTTATCATCTAGGTATGTTTAAAACATCTGAAGAAGCAGATAAGGCATACTTAAAAGCAAAACAAAAATTACATACCTTCCAACCAACTCCAAGGGAGGGTTGATATTATGAAACAACTTCGTCCATATCAAACACAAGCTGTTAAAGAATTTTGGAACGTTTTTGATAAAGGAGAAAAACTTGTATTTGCTGCCCCCACAGGTGCTGGGAAAACTCGCGTTGCAGCCGAAATATTTTCCGTTGCAAGAGAGCGTGGTCTTAGATGCGCTTTTACTGTTCCATTCCTTTCATTGATAGATCAAACATGGGATGCTTTTGCTCACGTTGGGATCAGTGAGCGTGATATGTCAATTATTCAGGCTGATAATCCTTTTTGTGACTATTCAAAAAATGTCCAAATATGTTCGGCTGACACGCTTGTCCGCAGGAAAAATTTACCTGAAGTTGACGTTGTAATTTTTGATGAAGCTCATAGGCAATCTAAAATTTATAAAAGATGGATGGATGAATATCCTAATGTTAAATTTTTGGCTATGTCAGCAACCCCGTGGGCCAAAGGCATGGCAGAGATCTGGGATAGATTGATTATAGTCAGTACAACAAGGGAATTAATAGAGCAGAAATATTTATGCGATTATAAATATTACGCTCCCACGAGTCCTGATCTTACTGGCGTTAGAATTATTGCAGGCGACTACCATGAAGGAGAATTGGGTAGCGCCATGAACAAGCCAGAGTTGATCGCAGATATCGTAAAAACATGGAAAGAAAAAGCAGAGAATCGCCCTACTTTATGCTTTTGTGTGACGAGAGAACATGCAAGAGAAGTTCAATCGCAGTTTTTAGAGAATGGCGTGGCTGCAGGCTATTGCGATGCTTATACCAGTGTAAGTGATCGCAAGGAATTAATTGATCAGCTTAAAACTGGTCAATTAAAGATTGTCGTTAATATTGGTACTTTAACTACAGGACTTGATGCTCCATTTTTAAGTTGTATCATTTTGGCTAGGCCAACTAAAAGTGAAATGTTATTTTTGCAAATTGTTGGTAGAGGTTTGCGCACTCATGGGTCTAAAGATCATTGTTTAATTCTTGATCATTCAGATACCGGGTTAAATCTTGGATTGCCTTGCACCATTCATTACACTGATTTGAAATCTGGAAAGATATCAAAGGAAGCTAAGGCGGCAGCTAAAGAAGCAGCTAAGGAAAAAAATACAAAACCTCATAAGTGCATTTCTTGCAATCACGTACATGATCGTTCGCTTATGGTCTGCCCCAGCTGTGGTCATATCCGCAAACGCATCAGCGATGTTATTATGCGTGAAGGATATTTGTCTCAACTAGATCGTGACGGTAGCCAGAAAGCAATCATTGGCGTTGACAGAGCTATAAGACAAGATTGGTATAGTGGTCTTTTATATATCTGTATGGAACGGGGGTATGCCCAAGGCTGGGCTGCGCACAAATGGAAGGAAAAATTTGGTGGATTCCCCGATAACTATAACAAGATTGCTAAGCCTCCTTCAAATGCTGTTCGCAGTTGGGTACGTTCTCGTCAGATTGCCTATGCTAAGGCTAAACAAAAGCAAACCGCACAGGGTATCACATTCTGATCTGTGATTGTATTGTAAATATAAGCCTCTTTCCTGTATATTGCGTTAAATCACGATTTATGGGATGGGGGCTTCATTGGCTAGGGCTGGGCGCAAGCGTAAAATAAATGTTGAGCGCTATCCTAGTGGCGAGGCTAAACCCTCAAATGAGGTTAGCCCTGTTGCTATAAAGAGATTAATTATGGCTGCTACTGCACGTATGGCTGATCCAGAGTGGGGATCGGTGATAGGCCGGTATTTTTTAACTGGGCAGATAACGCAATCACAATATGAAGCAGCTAAAAAGTTTGGCGCCCTAGCCGAATCATATGACCGCATGATGCAGGGTCCTAAGCCTCCAGCCCAGTGTATGGGGGAGAGAATTGTCAGTGCTCAAATTGATCCCTTCTCAGAAGCGGGTGAAGCAGAGGTTGAGCGCCATAAGGTAGTATCGGATAGCTTTGAAAAGATCCGTGGCATTGTGGGCAACCATTTATTGTTTGATGAGATGCGCCGGGTATGTGGTGGGGTTGGAGAGCTTCCAGAAAACTATGCTCGTTTTCTTATGATTAAAGCCGCTTTAGATAGCCTTGTTATCTTCTGGAAGATTGACTCAAAAAAGTAATTGATTTAAGTCAAGTGTGTCTTCCCCCTTGGAAGATTAACCTCCCACTTAGCCGCTCCTCCCAGAGCGGCCTTTTTTCACATAATTGCTTTGATCACCTCTGCCGCCAATTGCGGTACGATAGCATTGCCTAGGGCTTTTAGCTTTGCGGCTCTTGCTTCTGCTTTCGTGATGAGGAGCGGGATGGAGGGGCGCAATCCATCCATTCCTTCGGGAACCCCATGAGCCAAGCCACAAAGTCCGGATTGAGGGAACCACGGGGCTCGTCTGGTTTTTCCGTCGGCTCCTGTGATCCAGATTGAATCTCTCCAATATGAAGAGACGCTATTGTTGAAACAGTAGCTCCTCGGTTTTGTCCCAGCCAAGAGCTCCCCGCTTCTGCTATGCTCTGAGCATTCGATGGGCCTTGATGGTTCTCGTTCGCTCTTGGTGTCGGCCAGGGAGCCGTATGTTGGTAGATCTCCTCTGATAGATATCCTGTCGTCCTGCCTGTCGCTGCTCTGGACGGACGTAATCCCTTCCGGTCCGCTGCGTCCGATGTTGTTGGTGTCGGCCATGTCGCTGCAGTCAGTAGCGCTGCTTCCGATAGATTCTTCTGTCTGCCCTGATCCCATCGTTTCAGAGCTTTCTGTGGATCGCTGTATTCCCCGCCGCCCTTCTCTCTGCAATTCGGTGTCGGCCATGTCGAATGAATTGCTACTTGCTGGCCCAGTGTCGCTGTTTCCGGCCTCAACATTCGACTGGGAGGTATTGACGATCCGTCTTTCCAATCCCTCGCTCTGGGCGTTGTCCAGGTTCCTGCCTGAAAGCTCAAAGCCGATCCCCCTTGAGCATATTTCTTTTTTCTCATTCCCTTGTCGTCTGCGCATGGTGTTGTCCATGCTAACCCAATAGAGTCTCTCTCTGATGTGAGGCGCATTGACCGAACATGCGCTAAGATTAAACGCTTGGCAGGAGTAGTCTTGACTTTCCAGATCATCGAAAACTCCATCGAGCCAATTGAGCCCAGCTGCGCCACCAACTTGCTCTCCGATGGCGACAGGCGGTCTACATGCACTGATGAGTCTATAAAGGTGAGGCCAAAGATGCCGCTCATCGGCTTCCCCTTTCCCTTTCCCTGCAACGGAGAAAGGCTGACAGGGGCAGCTTCCTGACCAGATTTCCCGGTCCGATGGGAATCCTGCGAGTTTAAGGGCAAGTGGAAAGCCGGCGATTCCACAGAAGAAATGGGCTTGGACAAATCCTCTGACATCATCAGGCTGAATAAGCTGAATTGGTCGGCTGTCGATTTCACCATCTGGTATTAACCCCTTTTTAATAAGATTTTTTATCCATTCTATGCAGTATGGTTCAATCTCATTATAAAAATTCCATTTTTTCATTTTTTGTTTCTCTGAAAATTATATGATTTAATTATCCAATCCTTAAAGTTTTGTATAGGCATATCATTTTTTGCTCTGTTACAAATCATGCAACAAGAAACACAGTTATTTTTGTCATATCCATCTGTATTTACTACTCTATCAACTCCTTTTGAGGGATTTGTACCACAATAATGGCACTCACCCCAAAAAAAATGTTCAAATTCTTCTTTTGTAATATTCCATAAATAATTTCTTTTTTCAGCGCTTTTTCTATAATTATAAAATGCTTCATTGATAATAACTGTATCTTTTGACATACGTTCTCTTCCTACCCATGCCAATTTACGAGAGCAGGATGCACATGAGAAAACATTTCCCAATGCTAGTTTACTAAACCTTACTTTCCTTAGATTTCCGCAATTACATCTGCACAGTGCTATTGGAGCATTAGATTTTGATCCATCGTAACATTCAATTACTCTTAACTTACCAAACATCATTCCTAGTTTTATGTCGTTCTTTATTCCTCTAGCCATAGTAATTACTCATTCGAGATCTTCGTCTTCTTCATTTTCCAATTCTGATGCTGTTGGTATTAAATTTGCCCTACAATATGCACTCTCAATTGTGTCCAAAACCGTGCAAAGCATACTGAAATTAGCGTCCAAATTATAAGAACTAATTTTTATTGTTGCTGTTAGTTCTTTGATTGCGTCCAAAAGTGCGTCAAATTGCTTATCATTCATTTTCTCAATTCCCTTACTAGTTTAGGCAATCTGCCTCTTGCTTCTTTACTGACACAAACTTTTATTATTCATTCAATCTAATAAATCTATTATAACTTTTTTCAGTTTTTCTATTTCCTTTTTTAAATTTTCAATCTCCAAATCATTATTTGTTTTGGTAATTTCAAACAATAATTCTTGCGGTTTTACGCCAAGGTGGGGTGCAATTTTATTAGCCCATTCAGGCGTCATCTTGCGTCCTCCTTTTTCTGGCCAGGTTACAAGACGCCAAATTTCAACAGGTGCGCATCCTATCAATTTAGCAAGGCGAGGATTATTTAAACCTGCATCTGCCATCGCTTTTTTAAGATGAATCATTTCCGCAATTCCCTAACCATCTTTGGCAGTCTGCCTCTTGCTTCTTTAGCTACACCAACTTCTATTTCCCAATTCTCAAGTAGATTGGCGCATGACTCAATTGCTCGATCATATCCGGCATCATAGAACCCAACCATGCCGGCGGTAACGGCTATTTCTCCCTGTACACGCATTTGCTCATAAATGGCGGCATCTAGAACATCCTTGATTGATCCGTTCTCAAGAACTCTTTCTGCAGCTTCTAATGCTTGGGGTGTCCAGATAACTGCCATGTTATAAACCTCTTGCTATTACGCCGGATCTAATAAGGTCATTCATTACCATCTCAGCAGCTACGCAAACACTTCTGCCACTTTTAAGGGGGCCGATATAATTAAGAGCAAATTGCCTTCCCAGTTCATATGCAAAGTTATCCGCATCGTTCATGTATCGATCATAGTGAAACCCAAGTTTTTTACGAACGTCTATAAAACCTTCTTTAAAAGCTTTACTGTTCATCAATCTTCGGATGCAATTAAACTCTTGAACTGTTATCTGGCTCATTTCCCCGATCCAAATATTTCCTTCCAAGCTTAGTGAAGGGTAAAAAGGCTAATGTTATAAACACCAAGCCAATCATAGCGTCAGTGCTGCCATGTACTGCTTCCCAAATAAAACAAGCGGGAATAATCATTATGATTACAGGAAAAAGCCATTCTGTAACGAACAGAACGAAGATGATGAAGATTAAAATACCCATTATAATTCATCCATTACACGACGCAGTGCTGTGTCGCAGTTACTGGGAACGAAACCACAGAGCTCAACTACATGAGCGCCTATGGGTATGAGATGCGTACGAAACTTTTCAGCTTCTGCCCGATTGACGAAAACGAATTCTTTATAGATCGTTTCTTGCCTAGTCGGGATGGCAACCTTTAGCTTAAATATAAATGGTGTCATCTAGCACTCCGTTTCTGTTTTAAGCATACCATACATTTTGCATAATCCTATATGCATATTTCCGTAGTCTGTAAATCAAAGAACTTTTTTTCCAGAGTTCCTGGTTTCCCATGCGATATTTTTGCAAATCATTTTTTCACTTTTGATTTTTTCCCAAGTCCGATGGGGTATGATTTTTTTAAAAACGAAAATTGGTTTTCCGATTTCGATTCTCCGCAGGTCCGATGGGGTGTCGTTTTTTCAGAATCCAAAATCACTTTACCCCCGAAATTAATGTAAACGTCTGTAAACAATGGTAAACAATGGTAAACAAATGACAACATTAGGCCAAGTCCTATCAATTTTGATTTGATATCTAATCATCTCAAGTCACTGTTTTCCTTATGCAAACCCCATTTTAACCCTAGCGCATATCGCCTGTAAGCCCCGCCTATGCGTCTTTTTCGGCGCCGCTATATCAGCCTAGTCTCTAGCCTTTTGGCCTATTTGCGCCGCTCTGAGGCTTGCCGCCGAATATTGCCTAAAGCCTTGTCTATGCTCAAAGCCCTATAGAGCCCCTTGGATAGCTCTTGATCATGCCTAGGGGTAAACCTAGCCCATAGCCTCAAGCCCTTACCAAAGCGCCACGAATGGCGATTGAGTAAAGCCTCAAATAGGCAAGCTTCTGCATTGGCGGCCGTTAGTGTTACGGCGCCTTTTATGTTCAGTTAAATTGGAAAGCCCCGCCAAGCCTTTGCCTAGCGGGGCGCCTATCTATTCGCTAAAATCATCAATGCAAGCTTGTTCTAAGCTTGAGCCTTCCAGCAAGGCCGCCTCAATAAGGGGGTATAGCCAATGCTTTGAATCAATATTCTGATCTTTGTCTTTTACGCTTGAGGCGTAAACCTTGATCGAATTGATTTCGATATCATCAATATAGGGCTCAAAGATTCCAACTTCGGGGTCTTTCGGACGCCTAGCATATTGGACATCAGCGACCCCGCTTGCGTATATCGCCAAGCCTTTAACAAGCTCCAAATCATCGAAATAATATTCGAATGTGTAGGACATGATTAGAGCCCTTTCCCTGTCTCAAGCTTGCGAATGGCTAATCTAATAAGCGCCAAATGCTGGGGGCTTTGATAGGGGCTAGGGTTGATTAGATTGAGCTCTAGCCACTCAATAGGCTGATTTAAACAAAGGATATAGTATTCTCTTTTTGACATAGTTAGACTCCGTTTTTGTCGCTCTTGATTAAGCGCCTAAAGGCTGCATTTCTGCAGCCCTTAAACTCTCAATCTAGAAACCCATATCAAGAGTCTTTGGGCATCTCTGAGGGGGCGGCACGAAATCGGGATTTTCGTCTAGGATTGCTTCAAGCTTTTCAATTCGGGATTCAGCTAGGCTTTGCTCAAAGCATTCAGAGTCTATAGCCTTCCAAAGCCCCTCATCAAAATCGCCATGCTCAACCATGCTCTCCAGCATGTTGAAGTCAAGATCATGCTCTCCCTTTAGGAAAGACATTATAAGAGTCCCGATTTCGTTATGATCCCATTCTCGCAAAGGCTTTGCTAACCATGTCTCAAGGTTATTGGAATAATGCGGAATAAATCCATCCCGCCTTGTAAAGCTTTCCTTGATACATTCATCAAGATCAACAAACAGATTGCGCTTGGCGGCGGCGTAAAGCTTTGCTGCGTCTTTCATAGAGATTGAGGCGAAAAGTCTGTCTGTCTCGAAATTATAATACCTAGGGCTTGTCATTTTCTCAAAGGTAAAAGAAATCTTTTCGCCCACAATGTCGGAAAAATAATTCTCAAAGGATTTTAACCATTCCTCTGCCAAATGCTCCCGCCAAATCTGATAGTTTATATTTTGATCAAAGATTAATTGATAATCTGCATCATCAAGCCTTTCGTGTGCTTGCAAGCCCTCCTCTCTCTCTTTCTCAATTCTATATTCTATTTCACGCTCTAGGACCGAATCCATTTCATGCGAAAGGATTGACTCATAGAAACCAGAAAAGGGGATAGTGGTTGAAAGGTTTTTCATAGCGCGACTCCTTAGTATTCGGGATGGATAAATAGAACTGTGCAGCAACCATAAGGGCGAAAATCTATCATGTCGCCAAAATCGTTGAGCCTTCCACGTAAACCAGAAAGCCCCAAGGCTTTTTTAGCGCGGCGCATAATTAGGGAACGGGGCGCATTATCGGGCGCCTCTATTGTCGCCCTCCTAACCCAAGAATAATTTGACTCGCCGCCGAAGGTATCTGTGTATTCTACGTTGAATTTCATAGCGCGACTCCGCTCCAGTTGATTTCAATTAGGCTATGGTTCCGTCTTGATAAAATTCGAATTCATTCATTTCGATGTATTCAGATAAATATTCATCTGAATCCCTATGCTCAATCTCATTTTGTAAATCTTTAAAGCCCTCCCAAAGGGCAGCATCGAAGGCGCCCTTGCAATCTCCCGTTTCTTTAAAATGCTTATAGAAAGCGCCCCATAGGCTACAGTCTAGCCAGTAGCCTGTCGGCATATTGTGGGGGCTAAAATCTTTAAGCTTGCGCCCTCTAAAATTCTCATTTGTTGCATCTGTCTTATAGTGTAGGGGGCGATAGCCTCCGATTTCATAGTTTACAAGCTTCACATTAAAGAAATCACAGAAAGCCTTGATAGAGTCCATTTCATCATCGAATTCAAAGTAGCAATTTCCATCATGCCGCCAATTGTTTAAAACCCTTTCTTTGGTTTCCTGTGATAATTCAGAAAATTTATATATCGTTACAGTTGCCTGTCTCATTAGCGCGACTCCTCTTTTGTGATAGCAAAAAAGCCTAGCAAGATTCCCAATAGAACAAGCGCCAACCCAAAGGCGCCGATAGAATAGGCTGCTCTGTCGTCTGGGGATTGATTAAGGATAAAGGTAAGAATAGCCATCAGTGACTCCCTATGCGGCATTTAGGAAAGATAAGCCCGACTCTAGGCTTTCAATTTCATATTTAACTGATTTAATTTTGTCGCTCAGACGGTCTTTATAATATTGCTTTTCATCGAAGCTTCCGAAGAATTTCCAGAAAGCCTTTTTAGCTTGTTCTTTAGTGCGGAAAGAGTCCTCCATGTGAATTCGCTCGATAACCGTTCCAAATACGTCAAATAGGACGTAACGAAAGCCCCGTTTAGTATTATTCATATCCATTGCAGCCGACTCAATGATGTAAAAAAAGGCGCCGCCACCAACGATATTTGCCTCTAATATTTTGGCGTGAAAATATTTTAGAGTATTATCATCAGCATAATGAGTGCGCCCCGCTAAATTGCTTTGAGCGTTATTCTTCGCATAGGACGATTTATCACTATAGAGATGGACTCCAGCCTTATTGAGGGCTTTGGTTAACTCTGTTTCATATGAGCGATTGATAAGGAAAGCATTTGACATGGACATGACTCCGAAAGGTTAGGGGGTTCACTATGCAAAATGTATAGAACGAATCCCTTGAGCCTGTCAAGGCTTAAGGAGAATTAATTTGTTATTTTTTTTAATATTTTCGCTAGCGGGAATGACTTGCAGATTCCACGGGACATGAAGCCCACTAAATCCTTGGCCTTGCAAGGGGTGTATATGGTCAACATGATGAATGACTCCGCTAGTTTCTGTCATCATCTTAGCGGCTGCATAATACCATTGGATTTGCGCTAACAGGATTTCATCAAGCCAAGGGGGAGTCGCTGTTAATTTTGCCGCTCTTCTCTTACTAGTGTAAAAAGTTGATTTAGATGGATTTTTTTCATGCCAAGATTTTAGATAAAGGGGATTTTTATCTCTATATCTTTTGGACTTTTCAGAATATTTCTTGGGATTTTTAATTCTTTCCCTTTTTTCGTATTCACTAGCCTTTTTTCGTGATTCGCTTTTATTAGTTTCGTAATATTCTTTTCTGTATTCCTTACATTTAATTTTATTTTTTTCTCGCCATTCTTTTTCTTTAGCTGATTTTGTTTCTTGGTTTAATTCGTTCCAAGATTTGTGAATGAGACTACAGCAAGCCTTGCAATTATATCGCAAGCCATCTTTCTTTTGTTTGTCCTTTGAAAATTGTTCAAAGGGTTTTATTGTTTTGCAATTAGAACACTGTTTCATGGCTAATCCTAAAACGTCTTAAAGAATAGGCAAAGCATGGCGAAGCCCATAACGGGGACAAAGCTTATAGCTGCGATTGTGAAAACGATTGTTTCTAAGATTTGCATTTTGGACATTGTTCGACTCCGTGATTTCACTATACAAAATGTATAGGCCCAAAGCCTTGAGCCTGTCAAGGGCTAGGGCTAAATTAGATTAGCCCTCTGGAAAGCCTCAAGGCCGTCTTGATAGGGATCATCAGAAATCTGGAAAAGCCTTTCCATGTCATTGTCGAATTCTGCAGCCTCCTCGTAACTAAAGCCCTTGATATCAAAGCCCTCAGAATCGGGATGAAATCCAATCCCTAGGCGCTTAGTCCATCTGTCACAAATCCAATCCCGCTCAAGCTTTGAGTCTTTGAGAGCATGGGCTATGTCTTCCCAATCTTCCCCACTAACTAAGGGCTCAAAATCGTGATTAGGGAGCTCCCGATTCCTATCGCCTTTGATGATTAAAATCCTTGCGTCTTTTGTGTCTAGTTCCCATAGGCTTCGATCTTTGGGTTCAATCCAAGCGAATAAGTTCAAGCGCTGGTTGTAAAAGCAAGGGCAGGCGTCATTATGCCAAGACACGTCTTCCCAATCGGCGCCTAAGTCTGGAATATCGTTGATAGGGAAATACGGAAATTCTAGTTTCCACAGCGGTAAGCTTTCCATAATAAGACTCCGTTTGTTTAACTATCCAAAATGTATAGATGGGCTTAGAGACTGTCAAGGGCTAGGGGTTATCGTTTACGATATCTAAGAATCTGGAAGGCTATAATAATTAATAGCCCACCAAAGGCGTAAAGATCGGCGTTTGTCACTATATTTCCTCCCGCCAAGGCTTATTGCTATCCTTTTTAATAACCTTATATCCAAGCCTCTCAATCGCGTCCAAATCGCCATATGTTAGGGTTTTTTTATTGACCATTTCCGCAAAGATTTTAGCCTTTTCGCAAACGGGATATTGAACAAATCGCCCATATATTGATTTGGTTTCTATAATGATTTCCATGGTTGACTCCTCTTAGTATTGGTTAAGCTTTTTAGCTGTTTTTCCGAATTTCTTGCCAAGCTTTATGAGGGCTTCGCCTAGCTCCCCATCTAAAGCCCATCTAGCGGCCTTTGACTGCAACCATTCTTGAATCTCTTCGTCATCCCATCCGCGAGAATTCATTTCTGAGGCGATTGCATTCCAAAGGGCATAGGAAGGGGTATTGAAAGAATACATAGCCCAAGGCGAGTCAGATTTATAAGGCCCTATATGTCCCGTGCAATCGTATGATTCGCCATGCTCTTGGACATAGTAAGAGGGGGTTTGTTGTTCAAAAGACATTGCTAGACTCCGTTTGGTTAGTGATTTACTATGCAATATGTATAGGCTCAAAGCCTTGGCCCTGTCAAGCCTCAAGGATTAGTCCGCAACCATTTCCCAATATTGAATAAATGCCGCCAAATAGCGCCTCTGATAGGGCGTTAAATCTTGCGCCATGCCTTGCAATAATTCGAGGGCGCACATTTGCGGCAAACCGTTTTCGATCAGCCAGTGGTTATAGATTATTGAAAGGCTATCTAGGGCTTTTGTGTTATCGTATGACATGCTGGACTCCTTATTTTGCGTATGATTTGACAACGAAGGCGCCAATTATTGCGCCCATAGGACCGCCAAGACCGAATCCGATTCCGGCCCCAATAATTGCAGCATTGATTTGAACTGATGATTTTTCTTGGGCCTCATTAACTATGGCTTCAATTTTAGCTTTCTCTTTTTTAGCCTCTAGGTTTTCTTTCATATCTCTTTCGCCTAGCGGCATTTCTGAGGCGATTCGCCTAGCTTTTACTTGCTCCCATAGCTCAAAATCGTTTGGGCTTTCTCCCGCCCATAAGCGGCGATTTTTAAGCCACTCTTCCCGCTCCAGATTCCAATAGTCGTCTAGGTTATTTTGATACATGTCGGACTCCTTTAGTTAAAAAGGCTGATAAAGGCTAAAATTGGCGCCGCTAGGCAAACCATTAAAAAGGCGCTAAAAGCAATCTCATTAAGTTCATTCATAGTCTGACTCCGTTTGTCTATACATAATGTATAGTCTTAAGCCCTAGCAGGAGTCAAGGATAAAATGCGTTTAAATTGATAATTACAAAGAATTAATATTCCAGGCCGCCGGCCTATGGCCCCGGCCCTTGATTTTATTGGATTTTCTTAGTATTTTGGCCCTCGTAATGATAGAGCGAGATGAGCTCTCTGAGGGGCGTAATTATAATTTCGGGGTTATTTTTTGGGGTTTGTAAATCATCAAGGGCAAAGAAATCGGCGCCTTTGGCTAGTCCGAAATGGGAATCGCTCCAGTGATAGAGGGCAAACCAAGGCTTCTCATTTTGGGCTGATAGCTTGGCAATGGCTTTCGCTGAGCTCTTTTTGAGAGGGGCGGCGTTTAATTCTGAAAGGGGTTTCTTGATTTCTTGGAATAGGACGAAGCCTAAGAAAGAATCGTCTTTTCTGAGCTCTATTTTGTAAATAGGCTCAATCATGTCCAATCGGATTGCCCTTCGAGAATAGGGCTTGAGGCAAAGCCACCTTGCGATTGTGGTTAGTTCAATTAGGTTAGCTTGTTTGGCGGTTTGCATAATTAGAGGCTTAAGATATAATTAGTTTTATAACAAGCCTTTTGGCGGGGATTTTTGGCAATGCTAACGAAAGATCAAGAGGAATTCCAAGAGGAATTGATTGATTGTCTTTATTGCATTCAAAAGCAATTAGAGGCTATTTCGGCAAGCCTTTCTGCAATGCCTCATAACATAGCTTATATGCAAGGCTATAAGCCTTTCCCCGCTATTCCCTCGAATAAGGGCAAGGCGCCATCTATTGCGGATGAATCTTAATGAAAACCAATAGGCAATATTTAGAACAAGCGGCAAAGGCTGCTATTGAATTGAAGAAAAGGGCTAAGGTAAAGGCTAATGCTGAGGAGCTATTTGATCCTTGGACCGAAATCAATAGGCCTATAAATCTGGAATTTCTTTCAAATCTATATTTGCGCGTATTTGATGGGGCTATTTTGGCAAAGGATTTTGGGACAGCCCATAAGGCCACAGAAAGCCTAGAAAGGCTTCATTTTGGCAAAGATCAATCAAAGCTAGTAAACACTAACCGCAAAGCTAAGAGCTAACCCTATGCCTCCGTTACCTAATCCAAGGCATGAGCTTTTCGCTCAGAATATTGTTAAGGGCATGAATAGAACAAAGGCTTATGAAATGGCGGGATATAAGAAAGACGACGGAAACGCCACTAGGCTTATGACAGTCAATGACAGTATACCTATTAGAGTGGAGGAATTGCTAGAGGAGAGTATTCCAAGCATTAGATATGACAGAGAAGAACTCAATAAAGTCTATACTTACCTTTTAAAACGGGCGAAATTGAAGGATAAAATTGAAACAGCAAAGGGGATTGCTGATAGTATAGCGCGAGTAAATGGGCTTTTGATTAATAGATATGAACACGGGAAAGCTGGGGAATTTGAGGCTCTTTCGGATAACGAATTGCTGGAGCTTATAGCGGAGCCTTTGGGGGATTCCCGTTCGGAAGGCGAAGAAAACTAGCTCGACTCAAGTATAATTAAGATTGAGGGGAAATTCCTCTCAAATTGAGGGGAAATTATTTAGAGGCAATCCCGCTCTGTCTTGGGCTTGATAATTGCGCACAAATAGCGCAATAATTGCGCATGAATATATATAGACGATATCAGCAAACTGACACGCCAAAGCAATCGGCGCCAAAGCCTAGCGCGACAATCGCCAAGCCTAAGACGGATTCCGCTCCAGTAGATTTCAAGATTAAGAGGGGCCGCCCTCGAATAGAGGACAAAGGAAAGACTCTTTCTGATTTAAAGCCTTGGCTATCTTTGGGCATGTGTCGCAGAACTTGGGAGAAGCGCCAAAAAGAGGAGAGGCTAAAGAATGTCTAGCGATATCGCCAAGCCTTTTGGCAAACGCAAACGGGGCCGGCCTTTGATTGAGGAGCGAGGGAATACACTAGAGGCTTTGAAGCCTTGGGATGCTTTGGGCATGTCGCGCCGCTCATGGTATCGGCGGCAATCCTTGCGCCCTGGGAAGCATAGCCTAGAAAGGCTAGAGAAGGCTATTGAGGGGCTTTAGCATTTTGCGCGGCATTGTTAGCGCCTCGCCGCAATCCCGCATTGATGGCTTATTCTATTGCGCCTCATGCTATTGGATATTATCGCAGAGCTATTGCTTCATATCTTTGCTTCACAAAAAGCAAGTAAGCATTTTTCCAGAGGAATGCTCCCTATCCCTATTAGAGAAAAGGGCCACCCTACCAACCTTTTTTTATTTTATGTGGGGAGCTAGGAGCGCAGCGAGGACTCGCCAGGCCATGAACCAACTTTTTAATTCATTGTAAACAAACCATTTGAAAAGTCCAAAATAAAAAGCTATTATACAAAACGAAAGTGCCTTGGAGTCCCACCCAAAATTTTCCCTATAACTTTAGATGAATGTCAACTACATGATAGAACAGATTAGGTTACATGAGGGTGATTGTTTGGTTGTCTTGGCTGGTATTGCTGAGGATAGTGTTGATGCTGTTGTTACTGATCCGCCGTATGAGTTAGGATTTATGGGTAAGTCCTGGGATGACAGTGGGATTGCGTTTTGCCCGGATACATGGCGACAGGTATTGAGGGTGATGAAGCCAGGGGCTCATCTTGTGGCGTTTGGTGCGCCGAAGAATTATCATCGCTTGGCATGTGCGATTGAGGATGCTGGCTTTGAGATACGTGATAGCTTGATGTGGGTGTTTGGCACTGGTTTCCCGAAGAGCGCTAATGTCTCGAAGCAGATTGATAAGGCTGCTGGGGCAGAGCGTGAGGTGGTTGGGTTTAGAAATCCTTCTGGATCGGCAGTTGCGGGAAACGTAGAGCGTGATCATTCAGGATCTCATATATGGACTGGTCGTCTTACAAGTGAAAATGGAATAACAGATGACGCTAAAAATTGGCAAGGCTGGGGAACAGCGCTTAAACCTGCGTATGAGCCAATCGTCCTTGCACGAAAGCCGTTAAGCGAAAAGACTGTTGCTGCGAATGTCCTGCGCTGGGGAACTGGCGCATTGAATATTGATGCGACTAGGGTTGAGACTAACCCAGAAGTTGATGACCCTAGACTTGGTGGCAAGGGCTCATGGAAAACAGATAAGGCCGCTAAGAATGTTTATGAAGGTGGCTATGCCGGAAAAGAGATAGCGTCATCATCATTGGGCCGCTGGCCAGCTAATCTCTGCCACGATGGAAGTCAGATGGTTTTAGATTTGTTTCCGTATTCAAAAAGCACTGGTGGCGATGGCTACAGAAACTCTATGTTTTGCGGCGGCAAGAAAACTGGCGGTCACGGATTAGGCGACGAAGGCTCAGCAGCCCGTTTCTTTGCTTCATTTAAACAGGATTATGGACAATGGCTAGGCCAAAGCCTCCAGCAATCGCCTGTGAGCGATGTGGAACACTATTCATCCCTGCAAAGCGAAGCCGCCGCTTCTGCTCTAAGTCTTGCAGTGGAAGCGCCAACGCCGCGATTGGTGCTGAGAAACATAAGCTGCCCGGAACAAAATACGAGCGTCTCGGAGACGCAATTAAAGAGCGTATGCGAGTTCGTTACTACAGCGATGACGACTTTAGAAAAAAGGTTCTTGCAAGGGCTGCCGCCAGAAAGGCTTTCCCTATCGGACAGCCATGCCAGTATTGTGGCAATCCAAGAGCCGACAGGCATCATCACGATTACGATAAGCCTATTGAAATTGAATGGATTTGCCGAAGCTGCCACGTTGCGCACCATAGAGAGGAGCGCGGAACATGGGGGCGGGGATTTAGCTGCACATAAACGCTTTCATTACAGCGCCAAGGCAAGCAAGACAGATAGAGCCGGAAGCAAACATCCTACAGTTAAACCTGTCAGCCTAATGCAATGGCTAGTTAGAATGGTTACGCCACCCAATGGAACCGTATTGGATTTATTTGCTGGCAGCGGCACTACAGGACAGGCTGCTATTAATGAAGGATTTAATGCTATATTAATTGAAAGAGAAGCAGAGTATATTAATGATATTAAAAACAGATTATCATTAAAGATTAAAGAAGCAGTATAGTTATGGCTTTAAATCGAGCAAAGTTAGTAAGGGCTTATAAGGCTAAGTTAGAGCTTAATAAGCGTGGCTTACGGGAGCGGCTTGAGAAGAGCTTTAGTGAATTTGTACAGGAAGCATGGCCAGTATTGGAACCCGCCCAGCCTCTTATGTGGGGTAAGGTGATGGAGATGGTATGTGACCATTTGGAAGCTGTACGGGATAAGGAGATTACTCGTCTTATCGTGAATATCCCTCCGGGGTTTTCGAAGTCTACGATGTTTGGGGTTATGTTCCCGGCTTGGATATTTACGACGGAGCCGACGGCGAAGATTTTGTCGGTTGCGCATAACTTGGATTTGGCTCTGAGAGATAGTGTGCGCTGTAGACGGCTTATTCAGAGTGAGTGGTACCAGGGACTCTGGCCGCATGTGAAGTTGGCGGGTGATCAGAACGCCAAGGCTAAGTTTGAGATTGAGGGGTCGGGAGGGTTTCGTCAGGCGCTAGCTTCGGGAGCTATCACGGGTGTCCGTGCGGATCATGTGATTATTGATGATCCCTTGTCGGCAACGGACGCTATGTCTGAAGCTATACGAAATAGTATGAAGGACTGGATTTTAGAAGCTGTCCCTACTCGACTGAATAATCCTGGTGGCGAAAATCCTTCTACGATTAGTCTCATAATGCAGAGGCTCCACGAGGAAGATTCAACTGGCGTATTGCTGGATAGAAATCTGGGCTATCAGCATCTTTGCCTTCCAATGGAATATGATCCGGCTCGGCATTGCCAGACAATTATTGGAGGCGATTGGCGTACGGAAGAGGGTGAATTACTCTTTGAGGAAAGATTTCCAAGAGAGGTCGTGGAGAGAGATAAACATGCGCTCGGCCCTTGGGCTACCGCCTCTCAGTTCCAGCAATCGCCAAGTCCTAGGGGCGGGGGATTAATCCTAAGAGACTGGTGGGGATTATACGACGACGAACTCGCTAAAGAGCAAGGGGTGCGGGATGCTAATAAATACCCCCCGATGGATCTCATCATCTGCTCAGTAGATACCGCCTATACCACTAAACAGGAAAATGATGCATCAGCTATAAGTGTTTGGGGTGTATGGCAAAAGAGCGGCGGCCAAGCCAGAAAAATCATCTCCTCGTATGCTAACGAAAGTTTGCAAAGAAACGGTAATGTCGTTGATATGTTTGGCAACCCAATTGAGGTGGTGGACGAACGAGATACCATCCCCTGCGCTATGCTCATGTATTCCAAAGAACTTAGAGTGAATATGCATGGCGAAGATCCCAAGCAGATGGAAGGGGAATCTATCTCCGACTTCCGTCGCAGAGCCGAAAGCCAGTGGGGGCTCGTACAACATATCGCTGATATCTGCCGGAAATATAACGTTGATGTCGTACTGATCGAAGCTAAAGCGAACGGTATCTCCGTCGCACAGGAAATTAAAAGAATTTATAAAACGGCAAATTGGAACGTAAAATTAATAAATCCGGGCAATCAAGACAAGGTTGCGAGAGTTTATAGTGTGCAGCCCCTCTTCTCCAATAACCAAGTTTATGCCCCCGATAAAGACTGGGCAGATAAACTCATTACCCAAGTATCTGTTTTCCCTCGCGGTAAACATGACGACTTAGTGGATAGTATGAGCCAAGCCCTTCGCTGGCTAAGAGATCAAGGCATGTTAATGCGGCCAGAGGAAATTGGATCTAGAATATCTGAAGACATGCTGAGCGGCAGGAAAAACACCCGACCAGTCTACGATGTGTAATTAGCCATCCACTTGCCAAAACGCATAAAACTCGGTTAATATAAACTGAGAATAAGTGTAATTTTCGGGCTTGAGAAATGCTGACCATACAGGACCTCCATAGCAGGTCCCATGAGATCAAACACAGGCTTGATCAGCTTTTTCAAGAAATGGAACACGACGGCTGCTTTATCCTGACCTACGAGAAGGCCACGGAAATTGTTACGCTTTTGATGGAAGCAAAAACATTAAGTAATAGAATTGGTTATCATTCTATACTAACTTCTGAGCCCTGTTCTGGGCCGCATTAGTGCAATAATTGCACTCCCTTTATAAGCGCCAAAAGCGCCAAGGAAAAGTTTCATGGACGATCCTCGTTTTATCCGACAGCCAGAAATAGAATCCCCTGAGAAGCCCAAGGGAGAGGTTGTCGATTTAGGCGACGGAAACGATATTGTTAAACTTAAGCCAGATGCTTTGGTAATTGATCTGCCAGATGGCAAAGTCACGATTAATTTTGGCGGTTTGGCAGATTTGCCCCCAGAAGGCGCCAACGACCACGACGCTAACCTAGCTATTTATTTGGATGAAGGTACGCTGGGCGGCATTACCGACGAGTTGCTTCGTTTAATAACTGACGATACGACACGCCAAGAACAAAGACTGCAAGACGTTGTTAAGGGAATTGATCTTTTAGGAATTAAACTTGAAGAGCCAAAATCTGAGCCGAATGAAGAAGGCATCAGCGTAATTAAGCATCCATTATTATTGGAGGCAGTATTAAGGTTTCAAGCAAACGCAAGAGGTGAATTGCTTTCTGCTGATGGACCAGTAAAAGTTAAAAACGAAGGCGATGGGACGCAGGAATTAGATTTAGATGCTCAGCAACTTGAAAGCGATTTTAATCACTATCTTACTTCAGGCGCTCCTGAATACTACCCTGATTTTGACCGAATGCTTTTTTCGCTTGGTCATGGTGGTGAGGCGTACAAAAAGGTGTATTGGCATCCACTTAAGCGCCGTCCAGTATCTGAGACAATAGACCGCAAGGATATTATTTTATCCGATGGCGCAGTGAGTTTAGAATCCTGCGCACGTATTACGCATCGCTGCAGAATGCGCCCTTCAGTTGTCAAGCAAATGCAGCTTGCTGGAGCATGGAGAGACGTATCTCTAACAACTGGTTTGCTTATGCCAGATCTAAATGTTGTAGATCGTAAGCTAGAAGAGATTGCTGGCATACAGCCAAAGTTAAACTTAACATCAGAAGACACTGATCGTGAGATCTATGAGTGTTACTGTGAGTTAGACCTTAAAGGTTATGAACACGAAGAAGACGGAGAACAGACTGGTTTGGCAATTCCCTATCGGGTGACGATAGACAAAGACAGCCGTCAGGTTCTGGAAATTCGCAGATGGTGGGAAGAGGGAGATCCGTCATATGTGCGAAAAGAAGTCTTTGTTGAATATGTATTTGTTCCAGCCTTTCCTGGCGTTAACCTTGGTCTGCTTCATATTTTGGGAAATGCTAGTCGTGCTCTCACGGCTGCTTGGCGAATTGCTCTTGATAATGGGATGCTGGCTAATTTTCCTGGTGGAATCATGGCTCGGTCCACAGGTAAGCAACAGACAACCAATATCAGAGTTGGCCCTGGCCAAGTGGCGCCGATGGATGTTGATGGTGTTCCACTTAATCAAGCCTTTATGCCGCTTCCGTACAGAGACGTAACGGGTGGCTTCATGCAGATCATCCAGAACGTGGATCAGGCTGCACGACAATTAGGCGGTACCGCTGAGACTGCAGTCGGTGAGGGGCGTAATGATGCCCCTGTCGGAACGACGATTGCTCTTATTGAACAGTCTCAGAAAGTATTAAACGCTGTTCATAAGAGGATGCACTGCGCACAACAAAAAGAATTTGCGCTGTTAAAAGAATTATTCCGGCGAGATCCAGAAGCGCTTTGGAGAAATAATAAAAATCCAAGCTTTGGTAAGGATGTTCAGCGTCTTATGAGCGCCTTGGAGAATAATGATATTGTTCCAAAAGCTGATCCTAATACGGCTAGCCATACAATGAGGGTTCAAAAGGCCATAGCTGTTTATACGCTTGCCCAGCAGAACCCATCTGCCTTTGACCAGAAAGCCGTTTATAACAAGATATTTAGTATGATTGGCATTGACGACGCACAAAATCTATTCAGCAAGGCACCTCCTGGTCCTCCTCCTGTTGATGAGACGAAGCGTCTTCAAGCTCAAGCTGAGATGGTCTCCGCTCAAGCTAAAATACTGGATGCTTCTGTTAGAGCCCAGACAGCGCAGGCTGAGAGCGGCGTTAAGATGGCTGGCATCCAAACACAGAATATGGACTCTCTTAACAAGCACAAGGCTAATAAGGCTAAAGCCACGACGGCTATGGTCGAAGCAGCCGGCAAGCTTAAACTTGAACAGTTGCGCCTAAAGCAGAGCGAACTAGTTCATCACGATAAAATAAAGAAGGACAGTTTATTTAAAGGCTTGGATCTACAAGCCGCTCAAAAGAATAAACAGTCTGATATGCAGCAAAATAATATGGATATCATGCAGCAGCGTGAGAAAGACGCAATGCAAGCGGCCAAGGAACAAAACCAAGCAGCTGCGCAACGATTACATGAGGTTAGCTTAGAAAATCAACGGGCTAAAATTGCTCGTGAGAATGATTTTCTATCGCCTCTAGGTGGCGAACCTACTGAATAAAAAACACTAATAGCTGCTTGAGGAATAAGTTATGGACGAAAATATTAAAGCAGCTCTTCGCATAGCCAGGCTTCATCGTGCCTTTGGTGGAGATGCTTACGCAGCAAATAACATTGCTTCTGGCATGGCAGATGGCGGATCTGTAAATCGTAACAACTATCAAATGGGTGGTGTACCCATGCCTTCAGCATCAAATCCCATGGGGGTGATGCAAGGCCAGACGATGAATAATCAGCCTGGCAATCCCATGAACAGCTTTGGCCAGCAAACACAAAATGGAATTAACGGAGATCCGATTAGAGATATGGGCTATACGGCTCCTCCGCCATTTGCGACATTAGATAATAATTTACCCCCTCCTCAGCCTGTTCAAGCGCCTGTTCCGAGTTCGTATAATCCGCTGATGTCTAATACTCCGCCTATGCCAATGGCTGATGGCGGTGAGGTTAAAGATGCTTTGAGATTAGCAAAAAGGACTAATGATAGATTACCAATGCGCCCTTATGGGCCAAGATATAATCCAGAAACAAATGAATTAAATTCAAAAGATTTAAAGGACATTGGTTATTATGGGCCAATCCGTGACCGTGAAGGCGGTGTAGCCACAGAATATAGCGGCAATAAAGGTAATTTTTCCTACCCGACTATTCATAAAGGCATGAGTGACGCAGACTTAGCTGCGACAATGATGCATGAAACATTGAATAAGCCAAAATATGAAGGCGAAGATATTATTAGTGAAAGATTAAATAAGGCTCAGACAAAGATTCCATTCCCAGAAGATGTAGATCAGAGAGCTTATGAAGCTGCACAGAGCAGAGTAGCTGAAGGGCATTCACCTTATTATGAGCCTAGTAAAGATGAATATCCTGCATGGTCTCCAGAACAGCACTGGGATGAACCAGCTATTATGCCAAGGGCTGATGGCGGTGTTGCTGACGCTCTTGAACAAACACATGGCAATCATGCTATTCCATTACATGAAGCAATAGCGCGACATGGTTATGCAACGGATGGTTCTGTAGAAGAAAAACAAGAAGACAACACTTCTGTTGACAACACTTCTGTTGCGCAACAGGAAGATGAATCCCGTGAAAAATTCTTACATAAAGAATTAGAAGGATCTGCTCCGCAATATAATCCTTCTTACGACAAAGCTATTAAAGCAGCGTACCAATACACGCCTCCTGGCGCCGCAATGGATGCCGCTGGTATGCTTGGAAATCCAAGTATTAAGGAAAATCTTCAGTCTGGGCGCTATGTTCCGGCTGCTATGCAGGCTGCTGCTGTTGCTATGCCTCTTGGGTTTGCTGGCCGTAAAGCTGCAACTGCTGGTTTGAAAGCTGGGGCTCAGCAACTTTATAAGCTTGGTAAGCCGGATGTTGTTGGTATGCCAGGATATACAGCTTACAAAACAGTAGAAGATTGGGCTCCGCAAGTTATGGGGCATCAAACTTGGAACGCCGCTAAGAATTATGGGGCTCAAGCTGCAGAAGCTGCTAGACAGGCTTTAGGATTTGCTAGGGGTGGTTCAACCCCACAGACCCCACGTGATCAGAAATCACAGACCCCGGTATCATCATCTGGCTTTCAAACAACGCCAAATAAAGAACATCAGATTTCTCCAGAAGAATATAAAAAGGGCAATACTCAAAAATATGAGTATGTTATGGCCCATGGTGGCAGTATTCATCCCGACGTAAAGAACGCATTGAGTTTAATTGATAGAGAAAACATGGCTGGTGGTGGTGTTAGGAAAGTAAATCCAAATATGGATTACTCTAATTCCATGCGCACCTATTATGATTTGGTTAATGCTGGGCATTCTCCTGAAACCGCAGCTGGTATGGTTGGCAACTTTATGGTTGAATCGCCAAGCAAACAGGGTAATCAATTATCATTTGGCGAGACGGAAAGAGGCGTAAAACCTGGTACAGGTGGCGCAGGTCTAGCACAATGGACAGGCCCACGCCGTCAAGAATTCCAGAATTTTGCTAAATCACAAGGCATGGATTGGCGTACACCGCAAGCCAATACAGCGTTTTTCAGCCATGAGGCGAAAACAAATCCTTGGATTGGCAAGCAATTAGAAAAAGTAGAAGCTCAACCAACGGCTGGCGCCGCCGCTGAGACGGCTGCTAAGCAATATTTTAGACCAAGAGCTGATGCTTTAAGGAATACGTTGGGCGCTAGAGTTGGTTATGCTCAGAATGTAGCTGACATTGCTGGCCGTGGTAATCCATTTGGTGGCCAGGCTTTAGCGCAACAGTCAGAACGGGCAAATATGCTTGCTCAAAAAGAGCAAGAAGCCAAGCTTATGCAGGCTAATTTGCCAAAGGCAGAAGATCAGGCTGCTCCAGCTAAGGCTACCCCAGCGGCATCTGCTGCGCTTACAACAAGTAGCGTTGATAACAGTGCTTCTAATCAGCCTGCTATGAATTTTGCTCCTCCTCAACAACAAGCAGCCCCAGTAGCTGCGCCAAATGAGGAAAGCACACAAAACTTTTTAAAATCTCAAATGAATGCGCCAGAGCCACAGGAGCAAGCGCAGCCTCAACCTGCACAAGCAGAAGCTCCTAAAATGGAAGTTCCAGAGCCAGCTGCTGCGCAAGTAGAAGCGCCAGAGCCGATGATGCCAGAGCCTCCAGAAAATAATATGGATATGGCCGATAATTCTGCACCAGAAATGCCAAACTTTGATATGGCTGCTGATGGTGGGGCTATTAAGCCAAAATATCATTCTGATGAGAGTGAAACAGCTAAAGAATTATTAAATCATGCTCTTAAATTAGCTTCTGGTGGTGGTGCTTGGACACGCAAGGAAGGCAAGAATCCAAATGGTGGGTTAAATGCCAAGGGCCGTGCATCATTAAAAGCGCAGGGGCATGACATTAAACCACCTGCACCACACCCAAAAACAGAAAAAGACGCAGGAAGACGTAAATCATTTTGCGCAAGAATGTCCGGTATGCCTGGGCCTATGAAAGATGACAACGGAAAACCCACCCGTAAGGCATTATCTTTAAGAGCTTGGAACTGTCATGCTGATGGCGGTGAAGTTTGGGATAAACCAAGACCAAAAGATTTAGGAAAACCGAAACACTTATCGGATAGCCAAAAATCAAAAGCCAAAGCAGCTGCTAAAGCCGCTGGTCGTCCTTATCCAAATTTAATTGACAACATGAGAGCGGCTAAAAAGAATAAGTAAATGGATTTTAAGGAATCTAAGACTTATTTATTAATATTTATAGTATTTGTAATTATAGGAACGTTATTATCTTTTAATATTGAGGATCAAATTGTATATACAGACGATTATATTAAGATGAGAGACGAATAACGGTAGGATAAATGCTCCCATCTGACGAAACCACACGCAAAAAATGGTTTTCGTTGGTGGTTAAGTATTGGTTATTGCACCATTCAGCTGATGCAATCATCATGTATGCGGTTTGTCACCGTATGCCGATGGGAAAAAAGGATGTTTTAGAGATTATTCGCAAATATGTTGATAGCCAGACGGAAAATAATACCTATGGCAAGAAAAAAACGACTTGATTTTTCTAAATATTGATAATCTTACGGTTTCGGAGTAAAATAAATTGCATTTTTGTCAATTTTTGACGCACTGCCTTGCGCTAAGGCGGTTCATCGCTACTAATTGGCCATTAGTGGTATAAAAAATCCTATAAAAAGCTTTGTAGGTATCTGAAAATCCTAGGAATTAACGTCATGGCGCATGAATATGCAAAAGAAGCTAAGGCTTCTCACGATAAAAAGTTAAAAAGCTACGGGGCGAAGACATCTTCGAGCGTAGATGGATCTAATGAAGACGGCGATGCTACGAATTTCGCTGGATTCCGTGCTTTAAACACAAATAAACAGGCTGGTATGGCTCCTTTGAACAAAAAAGGCTCCATGTCAGAGGAAACCAACCCACGCATCATGCGCAAGAAGGGTGGCCGTGTCGCTGGCGCTGATAGTTTGAAGCGTTTGGACAAGGCTCCTCGTAAAGCTAAGGCAGCTGGTGGTGGTTTGCAGGGTACAGGTCAACGTGTTGGCCCAATTCCTAGTGCTGACACACAGCAAATGGATTTTGACCCGACGACACGGGTAAAACCAGGCGAAATGACACCTGGCACAATGCGCAAGAAGGGTGGTCGTGTAGCCAAAGCTTATGGGGGTGGTTTTGAAGATCTCCTTAGCGGAATTGGCAATGCGCTTTTTGGCGAAGAAGAAGCGGCACCAGCACGTAGGGAAGCTGCTGGTTCTTCTCGTGGTATGGGTCGTCATTCTGCACCTCATCCAGTCGTTCGTCGCCGCATTACGGAAGTTGAGCATCCGGTAACTGCTGAAGGTGCAGATATTCCAATGCCAACTCGTCGCCCAGCTGAATTGTCGGCTCCTGCTGCTGCTCCTGTATCAGATGCAGATGCGACAGCTAACTTTCTTCAGTCGCAGGGTATTGGCGCTCGTCCTGCACCAGCTCCGTCGGCTGATTCATCAACGGCAAACCCCTTCTATGCAGAACATCTTTATCGTAAGAATGGTGGCCGTTTAGGCCGTGCATCTGGTGGTAAGTCAGAGCATCCTGATGAAGCTCAAGATAAAGCCCTCATCCGCAAGATGGTCAAAAAAGAAGACCTAAAGATGAAGGATGGTGGCCGTGCTCATCGTGCTAAGGGTGGCAAAACAACAGTAAATATACTTATGGGACAACCAAACCAAGGTCAGCCACAAGGACCTAATCCAATGGCTCTTGCAGCAATGCTTGGAGCTATGGATAAAGATGGCGCAGGCGGTCCTCCTCCAATGGCTCCACCGCCGCCGCAGGGAATGCCTCCACAGGGAGCGCCTATGATGGCTGGCCCACCACCACAGATGCCACCACAGATGCCACCACAGGCTGGCCCAGGTGGCCCTCCTATGCCCAGAGCAAGAGGTGGTAGAACATTTGCTGACATCAAAGTAAGCAAGCCTAAAATTAAAGATGGATATCCTGCGCTTACTGGTGGTTCTGGTGGCGGTAAGGGCCGTCGTGAGAAGATTCTTGCCTATGGCGACGAGCAAAAATAACTACTAAAATTGGTCGGGAACGGCGGGTTGTTGTGAGCATCCCGCCGCCCCTAAACAAAACCAAGGGAGCTTGGCTATGTCTAAATGCGGAATATATCGAATTGTAAATACGAGCAACGGTAAATTTTATATTGGTTCTACTGTGGATTTTGAGAAACGCAAGAAAGAGCATTTTCGTCAATTAAAAAATAATGCTCACCACAGTAAAATTTTTCAAAACGCTTATAATAAAGAAAATAAAAAAGATTGTTTTATTTTTGAAATTATATTGATTTGTTGTGAAAATATGAATTTATTTTACGAGCAAAAAATTATAAATATTTTTTTACCTCAATATAATGTTGCTAAAAATTCAACAGCGCCATTAAAGGGTGTTAAAGGAGCTATGCACCCAATGTATGGCCACAATCATACTGAAGATACAAAAGAAAAAATGAGAAAAAGCGCTAGGCGTGGCAAAGACAATCATATGTTTGGAATGTTTAAAGAAAAACACCCAAAGTTTGGTATTCGCTATACAAACCCAAAACAATCTGGAGATAAAAACCCAATGTTTGGAATGGGTTATGTTATATCTGGAGAAAAAAATGGAAGGGTAAAATTAAATAAAGAAAAAGTAATAGAAATTATTAGTTCCGATCAGTCATATTCTAAGTTGTCAAAAGTGTATAATGTTAGTAAGTCTCAAATAGCAAAAATAAAACAGGGAATAGCCTGGAAAAACTTACAGAAACAGGCAGTGTAATGAATTTAGACTTAAGGCTTTTTTTAGAAATTGAAAAAATATTAACTGAATTACAAGAGCAATTAGCCGCTGAGTTAATCCTTGGTAAGGCGCAAAGTTTCGACGACTACCGTTTTCGCGTGGGTCGTATGAAAGGCGTATCAGATGCTCTGAACGCTGCACGAGAGGCCAATAAGCGCATTATTGGCGTTGATGAAGAAAGAAGATAGCTATGCCAGCTATGGAAATGAATCATGATGATGTTGATCCAAAACAAGCGATTTTGGACAAGGTAGGAAGTCTGGATGAGGTAGAGGTATTTGGTAGCGATGTGCTTGTCGCTCTTTACATTCCTCCAACAAAAACTCGCTCTGGAATTATTCTTTCGGATACCACAAGGGACGAGTCAAAGTGGCAAGGTAAGGTAGCTTTAGTCCTAAAGCTTGGGAATACAGCTTACCTTGATGACGAGGGAAATAAATTCCGCGACATCGAACCTGGCCAATGGGTTGTTTTGAGGCCGTCAGATGGCTGGCCTTTTCAATTAAATACAATGAAGTCCAGAATATCAAAAGATAATGTTGTCGATTGCCGAGTGGTAACAGACATAAACATTCGTGCCAGGGTGAGCCATCCTGATCTCGTATATTAATGGAGCGCTTCCATGTCTGATGAAGAATTTAAAGAAAAACCCGTAGAAGTAATTTTACCAGAAGAAACAATTGCGGAAGTAGAATTAGATTCTAGCGAACCAAAAGTTTCTGAAACTAAGGCTCATGTTCAAGAAGTTAGAACAGAGGAAGAGTCAGTTGTAGAAGCTGAGCGTCCAAAGAAGACTGTTGTTGATGAGCGTGAAAAGGCTCTTAAGGAGCTCAGAGCGCAATATGAACAGCAAAAGAGAATAGCTGAAGCAGAGCGTGAGGCCAGAAAACAGGCTGAACTGTATGCTAGAGAGCAAGCGCAGCAAGTTTATAATGCGCAAAATCAAGTTCAGGATGGTAATCTCAAGATTATTCTGAATGCGATTGATGCAACTGAACAAGCCGCTTCAAATGCTGAAAGAGATTATGCGACGGCTATGGCTGCTGGCGATTATGCTATGGCGGCTAAAGCTCAGCGTATTATGGCTCAAGCTGAAAGCCATTTGCTACAATTACAGAATGGCAAACAGCGTCTTGAGGAAACATTACAGCAGCCTACTGAGGGTTCTGTTCAAGAGCCGGAAATTCCTAGCTTTGAACCAAGAATTCAGCATGATCCTGTTGAAATGTATGCTTCTAAGTTAGCGCCTAAAAGCGCCCAATGGCTGCGTGAGCATCCAGATGCGGTGAATAAGATTGGCAAGCTAACGAGAGCTCATGCGGATGCTGTTGAGGATGGTATTGCACCAGAATCGGCAGATTATTTCCGTTATATTGAAAATCGTCTTGGATATACGACTGAGGTGGATGATTCGGATGATTATGTAGAGGAACAGCCAGTTCGACAAGTTAAACAGGCTCAATCGCTGAAAAAGCCAGCGGTTTCTGTACCTGTTACATCGTCGGCTAGCGCTGCTACACCACGTAATTCAAATGCAAATTCTATGGTTTTGTCGGCAGAAGAAGTTGAGTTTGCTCTTTTGGCAGAGCCTCAATTGTCCCGTGAAAAGGCGATTGAATCTTATGCCAGAAACAAGGCAAGCTTGATTAAGGCTGGAAAACTTAGCGCTTAAGGAATCAAACCATGACGACAGATAACCATATTGATGGCCGCACTCGTGAGGGAAAAGCTTTGAAAGCAACTTCAGAAGATGGCTTAAAAGTAGCAACTAACGATTCAAAGGCTAGAGCGGAAGCTCGTATCAGAGAGATTAGGGGTAATCCTGATCTGGCGAATGGAACGGAGCGTGATAAATACTGGGCACCTCCTCCACCAGACGGCTGGGATTACCAGTGGAAACTAAAATCAGTTCTTAACCAGGACGATATTGATCGGATTCGTCAGAATGAAATGAACGGCTGGGAGCCTGTGCCTCTAACACGTCATCCAGAATTAATGCCGAAGGGCTGGAAGGGCGACACTATTGAGGTTGGGGGTCTTGTTCTTATGGAGCGCCCAATGATGTTCACGCAAGAGGCTCGTGAAGAAGAGCGTCGTTTGGCTAAGGAAGCAGTTTATACCAAAGAAAGTCAAATGAGAGAGGGCCGTGCTGGCGATCTGGGGCCGCGAAATGTCAATCGCTTTAGTAAAAGCCATTCACGGATAGATGTCCCATCAGAATAAATGAAAGTTAGGGGGGGGCTAAACCCTCCCCTTTTTATTTACATATTGCCTAATTCCATAAGTTGACAAAGTGTCTATAGACTCGTAAAATGTAATCTGCCAATTTGTATAAATTTATTGGCTTTAAGCCGTTAGTACATTTTCGTATTGCGGTAGCTGAAATTACCTAGATAACTCGCGCTGAGAAGTCAGGTTTTTGAGGCAATCGCTTTCAGTTTGGCGGAACCCTGCCAAACATCGGAACTGGGTTCCGAAATATATCAGCAACCCGCGCTGGATTGCTCCAAAATCTCCCGTCTGTTTCTGCAACACGCAGTTGTGGCTAACGACAATCACTCATAATAGGAGGATTGCCGTGGCGAATAATTTTGCCCCCTTCGGCTTCCGTCCGGTTTCTACGTCGAACGGCCCAATGAACTGGCGCATTTCGACACGCCGGATTGACTCTGCAAATGCTACACCTATCTTCAAAGGCGATGCCGTTACCCCGGTTTTACCTGCGAACGGTTACATCACACAGGCATCAAACACCTCAACCTTAACTGCGCCAATCGGCGGCGTTTTTTGGGGTTGCCAGTATCTTTCAACATCGCAGAAGCGAGTTGTTTGGAATCAGTATTGGCCAGGTGGTGACGCCACAGGCGACGTTATCGCATACGTAATTGATGATCCGAATTCTCGGTTTGTTGTTCAGTCCTCTGGTGCTGGCTTCAATATTTCTGGGGATGTTTATAATTTCGGTTCATCGCCAGTTGGTCAGTATTGCAATCTGAACGTCGGTGTGGGTAACACGCTCTCTCAGCAGTCGGGCATGTTTGTTGATACAATTGCCACGACAAATACCTTCCCGTTCATCATCACCAACATGGTCCTTGATCCCCCAGGATCAAACGGCACAGACCCTACTGCAATCTTTAACTGGGTTGAAGTTGGATTCAACAACGAGTGGCTTCGCACGAATAGTGCTGTCACCGGCATCGCTTAATAGGAGCATTAGCAAATGGCAGTTAATCTTTCAGCCATCCGCGACCTGCTTCTGCCAGGTCTCCGTGGCGTTGAGGGCAAATACCCTCAGATCCCATCACAGTGGGACAAAGTGTTCGAAAAAGCCAAATCAAACATGGCTTTGGAGCGCACAGCTGAAATGCGTTACCTCGGTCTTGCAGCAATCAAGACTGAAGGCGGCGCTGTTTCTTTCGATAACAATGCGAGTGAGCGTTACGTCTACAACCAAGAGCACTATGAAATTGGTTTGGGTTACGCGATCACACGTAAAGCAATCGACGACAACCTCTACAAGACACAGTTTACACCTACGAACCTCGGCCTGATTGAATCTTTCGGTCAGACAAAGGAAATCTACGGTGCAAACCTGTTGAACACGGCGCAGACATATAATTCTGCAGTCGGTGGTGACGGTCAGCCTCTCTGTTCGCTGAGCCATCCTATCGATGGCGGTGTTATTGCTAACACGCCTATTGTTCAGGTTGACCTCAATGAGTCATCATTGCTGAACGCGATGGTTTCGATCCGACAGAACTTCAAAGACATCGCTGGTCTGAAGATGTTCGCTCGTGGTCGCAAGCTGATCGTTCCGCCGTCACTTGAGCCTGTTGCTATCCGTCTTACAAAGACTGAACTGCGCCCAGGCACAGCAGACAACGACGTCAACGCGATCCATACGACCGCTGGGGGCCTTCCAGAAGGCTACATGGTCATGGACTTCTTGACCTCGAACTATGCTTGGTTCCTGCTCACCAACATCAAAGGCTTGGTGTACATGGAGAGAGTGCCCTACGAGATGGACCTCCAGGTCGATTTCACTACGGACAACTTGCTGGTGAAGGGATATGAAAGATATTCTTTCGGATATTATAATTGGCGTTCAATCTTTGGATCGTTTCCAACGCATTAACAACAACTTACGGCAATAATATCTGCCGTAATTTACACTAAAGGGTAGGGAAAGATTATCAGTCATTCCCTACCCGGTTAGCAAAGGAAAACCTACCTTATTGACAGATACGACAAAAGATAATAAATATCTTTAGTCAATCTGACAGGAGGTAGAAATGAAAGTTTCGGAGCTAACGTTTGAGCAATTGAGTGAAGCAGTCGCGTATGATGCAGAAGCCGGGGTTTTTACTTGGAAGGTATCCCCATCCAAGCAAATTAAAGCCGGAACAGTTATTGGGGGCTGGAAAACAGTTCGTGTAACTACGGGTGAAATAAAGAAATATCTTTATATTACCTATCTGAATCGTTCGATGATTGCGTCACGAGTAGCGTGGTTGTTGCATTACGGTGTATGGCCCCAAACTGCGGTGCAATTTGTTGATGGTGACACGACAAATCTTCGGATAAGCAATCTGAAATTGGCGATGTTTCAAACCAACAAAGTGTCCCAGGATGGTCGGACAACTCGGAAAATGTCCTCTGATGCGCAGCGCCATTATGGCTTAAAGCGTTATTATGGGATGTCTTTGAACGAGTATGCAGAGAAGTATGCTTCCCAAGATGGGAAATGTGCAATCTGCAACAAGCCAGAAACCACAATGCTTCACGGTAAAATTAAACCTTTATCGGTTGACCACTGCCATAAAACGGAACGTGTAAGAGAGTTGCTTTGTCATTCGTGCAATCATCTTCTCGGACACGCTTTTGATGACGCAAAAACACTTCTGGCGGCAGCTGCATACATCGAAAAGCACTCTGCCAAAAGTGAAGATCCGGGCTCCCTAGCCCCATCGACTGGCCCGGCAGACACTGCACGGACGATGGAGCGAAACCTCGTGCAGGAGGAAAGGTAGTAAGTTAAATGGGTTATACAACTTTCACGGGACCAGTTAGGGCAGGTAATATCCTGAACACAACTGGCACAACGCCTGGAGTTGACGTTGAAAACGTCGGTCAGGTTGTAATGGCGCAGAGCTTTGCATTTACGGAAAATGGCACTCCGACCACTACAAACATTACATTACCTGCGATTAGTCAGGTTCTCAGCATTAATTGGACGATTTCGACTGCCTTTACCAATGCGGTTAGCGTTGGCGGCACTTTGGATGGCACGGTAATTAATGCTACTTATTTTGCTAATGCGACGACGCCAGGACTTGGTGTTAGCATTCTTGCTCCGACGACTCTTGCTCAATGCGGAAATTGGGCAAGTGCTGGTGTAATTTCTCCAACACAAGCAAGTGACGTTCGGGTTGTCGTTTCAGGCGGCGCTGTTAGCGGTGCAGGACGCGGTGTTTTGACGGTAACATATCTCCAAGGGCCTAACGGCAACACGTAATAAAGGATTAGGAAAATGAAGGGCAGAATTGCACGAGCTTCAGGCGGTAAGACTGAAGAAGGCGTTAAAGTAACTGACTCCGACAAGGGCGCTTCTTGGTATTCTGGTGATACCAGCAACGTCAAGAAAGAGGCTGAGCAGCCAACAGGCTTTAAGAAAGGCGGCAAGGTTTCCAACTTCGGACGCGGTAAGATGTCCGAGGGCATGGATAAGTTTGAAGCCATGAAAGCAAAGAAAGTCGCTAAAAAAGACGGCGGCTGCGCTATGGGCGACAAGAGCAAAGATCGTCTTGATCGTGCGAAGAGAGCTTCTGGCGGCGCTATTTCTGGCTCACGCAATCCTTTTGCGATGGCTGAGAAAACGTCAGAAAGACCAGGTTTCAAGGGCATGAAAGACATTAACGACTAATATTGAGAGGCCGCTTCGGCGGCCTTTCCTCCTTCTGGAGATTTGAATGTCTGACAAGAATTGGATCAAGGGAGCTATAAAGCACGAAGGCTCTCTTCATCGAGCACTTGGCGTTCCTAAAGGCGATACCATACCCAAAGGTAAGATTGAGAAAGCTTCTCATTCGGACAATCCATCTTTGGCTAAAAAAGCAAATTTAGCGAAGACTTTAGCTAAGCTGCATAAACGACACGGCGGAGATTGCTAACATGCGCCCGATGGTTGCTTTCACAGAAAACGCTGCAGGTCTTGGCGTTCAGATTACTGAATGGCTTATGTGTGATTCTTGGTGCCCAGGGCCAGTTTCTGTCCAAGTTTCAGTATACAACGCTCCTGGTGCGCCAGTTGAATACACGGTTCAGCAGACGCTGGACGATCCCAATGATCCTGCAAGCTTTGTTCCTATTTCTGCTGTTACTTGGTTTAACTGCGGAGACGTAAATCTCGTTAACAGCACTGTTCCTGCGCAGACATATTATGCGGCTGCTCCGCGTTATATTCGTCTTGTTCAGACAAACGGAACGGGTATCGCTCAAATTACAATTTCGCAAAACGGCTCCATTGCTTACTAAGGAGATAATCTAATGGCTTCTAGTTATCGTCCTTGGGGACCAAGCACTGGCCCAGGAAGCTTTAACGGATTCATGCCGAATTATAATGCGTTTCAAGCGCAGCAGATTGGCGTGAACCCTGGATACGGATACACATCAACGCTTGGCCCGAATAATACACCCAACCCTGGCCCACCAGCTGCGAATATTGAGGGGATTCTTTTAGAGCCCAGCGCCAATGAATTCATTGCTCTTGAGACATCTTTGGGTGGACCAGCAGACGTTCTCATTCAGCAGCCGTAATCGAATTTAATTAGGAAAATTAAAATGACCGTAGGAGCCAGTGGCTTTATATCTGGGACACCACTCGTTGACTCAGTGTCAAACGAGATGCTCAATTTTCCTTCAGCAACTCCGGGCACTGCTCCGGCTGCTTTAAGTTTGACGAACACGGGCGGCTTGCGGGTTATTTTAATTGACCCAATTCTGAACGGAATCATTACTGTCAATGGGTCGATTTGGTCCCCTCCAATAGGCCCTGGTGCCGTTAATACAGTTTTGACGACGGATGGTGCAGGTGCTGTTACATGGTTGCCGGCTGTTCAGTCGATTGACTTTGGAACGACTGGTCTGCTTCCGACACCTGCGGCTTCTGGGCACGTTTCTGTTTCTGGTGTGCTTGCTTTAACAAACGGCGGCACAGGTTTAAGCACAATCGGCGCATTGGGGACGGCCCTTGTCTCTAACGGCACTTCTGTCACTTATTCTTATCCTGCTCGTGCTACTAATATTGCCGGTGGCAATCCTAATGAACTGGCGTATCAGACAGCTACGAACGCGACTGGATTCGTTACGGCGGGTGTTACGGGACAAATTTTAAATGCAACGACAGGCGCTGCGCCTTCGTGGGGCCCCGGCACAGCAACGATTGGCACGACGCCAATTACGCTTGGCACAACGATTTTATCGCTTGCTGGTGTTCAGACAATCACACTGACACAAGATCCATCATCTGGACTTGAAGCTGCGACCAAACAGTATGTTGACTCTCGCACGGGCGCACTGACGAACCTTGGAAATGCCAAGGTTGCGACCACAGCAAACATTTCACGCAATGGCCCTCAGACAATTGATACGATTCCAGTTGTTGCGGGTGAGATTGTTCTTGTTCGTGCTCAGTCAAACGCGGCAGAGAACGGTCTGTATGTTGTTCAGGCGGGTGCGTGGACGTATCCAACATATGCAAATACATGGGCTGACTATGTAAATGGCCTTGTGTTTGTGCTGCAGGGTTCGACATACGCCAACACATCTTGGGTTCAAACTGACGGCCCTGGTGGCACATTAGGTGTGTCGCCACAGAACTGGGCGCAGATTTCTGCGGCTCTTGATTATACAGCTGGCGCTGGCATTTCGATTGTTGGCTCACTGATTTCAAATACAGGTGTGCTCTCATTTGATGGCGGCACGACAGGTTTATTGCCAATTAGTGCAGCCACAGGTGCGATTACGCTTTCTGGGACTTTGGCTCCTGCGAATGGTGGCACGGGCATTACGGCTCTTGGATCTGGTGTTCAGACGGCTCTTGGCAATGCAACGGATGCTACGGGTGGTTTTGTTACCTTTGACGGCGACCTTGGAACGCCGACAAGCGGAACGCTTACGAATGCAACTGGCCTTCCGCTGACGACAGGTGTTACTGGTGTTCTTGGTATTACGAACGGTGGCACGGGCAATAATAACGCAAATGATGCGATTAATGCGCTGCTTCCTGTCCAGACAGGCAACAACGGCAAGTTTCTTCAGACAAACGGCTCAAATACGTCTTGGGTTGATAATCCATCTGGAACGGTTACGAGCGTTGGTCTTTCGACTGGAACGCTTGGCCTTTCGGTTACATCTGACACGACTAATCCGATTACAACGAGCGGCACGTTTACGCTGTCTGGAACGCTTGCTCTTACGCATGGCGGCACGGGCGCGACAACACAGGCGGGTGCGGCTAATGCTATTCTGCCGAATCAATCGGGCCAGAACGGTCGCTTCCTGACGACAGATGGTTCGAATGTTTCGTGGGCAGTTAACCCACTTGGCACAGTCACAAGCGTTGGTTTCTCGACGGGAACCACTGGACTGTCGATTTCATCGGACACGACAAATCCAATCACGACGAGCGGCACATTTACATTGTCTGGAACGCTTGGTGTTGCCAACGGCGGCACGAGTTTCGCGTCTTACACGACTGGCGACATTGTTTATGCTTCTGGCACAACGGCGCTGACGAAGCTTGGAATTGGAACATCGGGTCAAGTTCTGAGTGTTTCTGGTGGCGTTCCTGTTTGGCAGAACGCCCCTATCTTGCAGGGCTACACGAATACTCTCACACCATTCAATACAGCGCTTGGTGCGTTTGCGGGTGACAGCGTTACATCTGGCACAGACTGCGTATTCATCGGCTATAATGCCGGAACTGGCGTTACGACTGGTGTAAACGTCATTGCGATTGGCTCTGGTGCGCTAGATCAAGCAACAAACCCAACGAATGCAATTGCCATCGGCAAGGATGCGATGGGCGTAGCCTCGACAGGCGGCGTAAACAACATTGCCATTGGCGCAAGCGCCATGGCTTCTGGTGCCGCAGGCTCGAATAACATCGCTATCGGCACTGGCGCAGCTCAGGTGATATCTTCTGCAACCCAGAATACGATTGTCGGAAACCTTGCTGGCGCTGCCATTACGACGGGTTCTGATAACGTCGCTATGGGCTACCAGTCACTGGATGCCTGCAATACTGGTATTCAGAATACTGCTGTTGGCAAAAGCGCTCTCAGTGCTTCTACTACAGGCAGCAATAACACAGCTGTTGGCTATAATGCAGGTTTGGCGCTGATTACTGGCGACTTTAATACTGTCGTCGGTTCAAATGCATTTGCGGCATCAGGCAACTTTGGATCTAATACCGCAATAGGCCATGAAGCAATGACGCTTGGTGGCTCGTCGTTCAATACGGCAGTTGGCCGTCAGGCGATGTCCTCTGCTGCCGCTGGCGTTGGAAATACGGCAGTCGGCTATCAGGCTGGTTTAAGGTTCTCTGGAAACTACAACACGGCTGTTGGCCAAGGTGCTGCTCAGACGGCAGGTAACACTTACCTAGTAGCCGTCGGCTACAATGCGGCAGCTTTTAATACGGCTGGCAGCGGAACATTTATCGGAACGTTTGCTGGTATTAATCTTACATCAGGCGCTGGCAATACCGCTCTTGGTTATAATAGTTTGGCTGGTGGTGGCGGCGCTACGGCGGCTAATAACACAGCTGTTGGTAACAGCGCTCTTTTGAGCGTTTCAACTGCTGCTAGAAACACAGCTGTTGGCCAAAATGCAATGAGTGCTACTACTACTGGAGCAGACAATACAGCAGTAGGGCAAAACTCAGGCGTCAATGTCAATGGTTCGTTTAATACGTTCCTTGGCACAGAATCAGGAAATTCTGCAACATCATTTGCAGGCAGCTATTGTATTGGTATTGGCTACGGTGCTTTAGCAAGCCCGATTAGTGCAAGCGAAAGCATTGGTATTGGCCGAGATGCACTGACTGTTCTGACAAGCGGCACGAATAACTGCGTTGTTGGTTCGCAATCTGGAATTTCTGTAATTACTGGCTCGGAAAACACTACGTTAGGAAATCTTGCGTTCCGTCTTGGAACAGGATCACAGAACGTAGCAATTGGTTATGCAGCGCTTCAAAATTCAGCATCAGGAAGCAATATCATAGCAATTGGACGCTCTGCGGCACAAGTTACGACTGGTGTAGGGTGTGTTGCGATTGGCCGCGATGCAATGTTGAATAACACGTCAGGCATCAATACTGGTGTTGGTTATCAAGCTCTTCGTAGTATTACCACTAACACTGGCGGCACAGCTTTTGGTTACAATGCTCTTAATGCTGCAACAGGCGGTGGAAACACTGCGGTCGGCAATAACGCTGGCGGCAGTATCACCACAGGAACAAACAATACTCTCGTCGGTCAATATGCTGGAACAACGACATTAACAGGTGCCTGTGTTCTTTCTGACGGCGCTGGCAATATTCGTCTTTATACGAATAGTTCGGGTGCTGTTTCGGTTGACGGAACTAATTTTGGAACCACGGGGCAAGTTCTAACATCGAATGGCTCTGCTGCTGTTCCGACATGGACAAGCCCTATTGCTCTTTCCACCCCTTGGGCTGCTATTTTTGATACGACAGCTGCTCAGACTGCGGCTGCTATTAATACAGCTTATGCAATGGCTTTAGGCTCCATAGATGCAAATAGTATCGGAATTACGATTGCGTCAGGAACTAGAATTACGGTGGCAAATACTGGCAATTATTCATTTGCGCCATCAATTCAGGTTAGAAACTCTGACAATGGAATCCATGAATTGACGATGTGGTTTAGAAAGAACGGCGCTGATATTGCAAATAGTGCAAGCGTGTTTTCTATACAGGGTTCTCATGGCGGTACAGACGGGTTTGCTGTTCCGGCTGTTATTTTCAATATGAGACTTGTTGCAAACGATTACATTGAAGTCATGTGGTCAGTAAGCAACACAGCCGTTTCAATTTACACAATCCCTGCAACATCACCTGCTCCGGCGGCACCTGGGGTTATTGTTTCAGTTTCATCGATCTAAAGGAATTAACGAAATTGTCGGAAGAAGCCGAAAAAGCCAATAATCCTGCAGAAGTTCTGCGGAATATTTTGCCGCCGACAAGTGCGGGGACAACAAATTACGTCCTCGCGAACAATGGCGACGGTGGTTTTTATTGGGCCTTTCCTGGCAAATCGACGGGTGCAGCACCTGTTGAGACTGCTGTTCCAAAGATTGAAAATCTTTTACCTCCTCAGAAAAGTCATGGTGGTAAAGTTTTAGGAACAAATGGCGACGGTATTTTCTGGCAGGAGGCTGGCGCTGGCACAGTAAAATCTGTTGGTTTTTCTGCTGGTGGCACAGGATTTACGGTTTCTGGCGCAACAATCACATCAAGTGGTACATTTGAATTAGGCGGCGTTCTTAAGATTGAGCATGGTGGCACTGGCCACACATCGGCTCGTGAGGCGCTAAATGCGCTACTGCCGAGCCAGAATATGCTTTCTGGGTGCGTTCTTAGCACTGATGGCCAAAACCCTGTTTGGAAGAAAATTGGACTTACCAGCAAAACAAATGAAGTTCAGTATAATAATGATGGCGCTTTAGTAGGTTCTGCGTTTTTCACATGGGACAATTCAAAAGCAACTCTTTCAGTTGGGACTCTTTCGGTTGGTTGCCATAACAGCGCTGATGTTCGAATTTCAGCCCGTGAAGGCAATTATACTTTAAATCTTCCGACAAGCATTGCGAATGTTAGCTCTGGTGAAACGCTTGCACTAGCTGTCACCGAGACTGGTGCTGATCTAAAATGGTCTCGTGTCGTCACATCCGTTAATATTGATGGGTTAGATACAGGCTTAATTTTCACTGGTGGCCCCGTAACTTCATCGGGATCTATACGGCTTGGTGGAACTTTATCGGCCAAAAATGGTGGCACAGGAATAGATTCTTATGCTTCTGGAGACCTTTTGGTTGCTAAATCTACTAATCAGCTTGCCAAAGTAAAGATTGGAAAATCTGGTGAGTTTTTACGGGTTAGTTCAGATGGGGATGCTCCAGAGTGGCAATCGCAAGCCTATGGACAGTTTTGGGATTTATCGGGATCACAGAAGTTAATAAGTAATTTAGTTTCTATCCCAGTTATCTTTGGTTTATCTGATCCAAAAAATTCCGGTATTTTGATAGCCGGTAATAATTTAATATCTTTTTCCAATTCTGGGCGGTATAATCTTAATTATTCAATTCAGTTCAATAATTCTGGCATAGATTCGCGGAAAGCCTACGTTTGGCTGCGCAAAAATGGCTTAGACATTGAATCATCTTCGTGTGTTTATAACGTCGTCCCAAACAGCGATTTTGTAGCTACGTCAAACTATCAATTTAGCGTTGATAAGGGTGAGTGTATTCAGCTTGTGTGGGCTGTAGAGGACATTTCTATTACCATCACGTCAAGACCAGCGATTGTAGCTCCGATAATTCCAAGTATTCCGAGCGCAATCGTTTCCATCAATCAGATAGCTTAAGAAGTAGGACTAACCATCATGGCGAACACACCAATATCCGGGCTCCCCACAGGCTTACCAGTTAGCGACACCGATCTCTTTGCAGATACTCAAGCTTCTGGTACGGGCCCAGTTAAGGTAACTGCTCTTGAGGTCAAGCAATATGTTGGCAACAACCTCACGCTGACGGGAACGCCTATCCTGCCGCAGGTTCTGACGATTGGCGCTGTCACCTATACTTTCCCTGCAGCGAATGGCCCTATCGGATCGGTTTTGGTCAATAGCGGCTCTGGCGTTCTTTCTTGGTCCACAACTCCGGGCATTGGAAGCGTAACAAGTGTTGGTCTTGATGCTTCTATTGTTGGCCTTACTGTTGCTAACAGCCCTGTCACAGGCAGCGGCGTCCTCGTTATCAACGGCGGCGTTCTTAATGTAGCAAACGGCGGCACAGGTGCTGCTACACCAGATGCTGCGCTTATCAATCTTTTGCCCCCCACAGATCCGACAACAGCCGCTTACGCTCTGTTCAATGACGGCTCTGGCAACTTCTACTGGGCGGCTGCCAGCGGCGGTGGTGGTGGCGGCGGTAGCGTTCTGTCTGTCACAACTACTGTTGTTGGCTTAACTGTTACAGGTCCAACAGGAAACGCTGTTCTTTCCGGCGTTGTTGGAATTGGTGGCGGTGGCACTGGAGCGACGACAACAATTGGCGCTCGTAATGCAATTCTTCCTGCGCAAGCTGGTCAGGGCGGTAAGGTTCTTGGAACTGACGGCACAAATGCTTCTTGGGTTGCAACAGGTGGCACAGGCACAGTTACAAGTGTTTCGCTTGACCCCTCGACGACAGGTTTGACGGTCAATGGCGGCACAGCCCCAGTTGCAATTACGGCGGCTGGAAGCTTCACTCTTGGCGGCATTCTTAACATTGCCAACGGCGGCACTGGTTTAAGTGCTCTCGGAACTGGCGTCCAGACAGCGCTTGGCGTTGCTGTAAATACCAATGGCGGGATGTTGCTTGGCGGTGCTGGCGGCCTTCTTCCAATTGCTCGTGGCGGCACGAACTTAGGCGCTACTCCGACATCTGGTCAGCTGCTCATTGGTAACGGCACAGGCTATACTCTTGCCACGCTGACAGCAGGAACGGGCGTTACAATCGACAATAGCGTTGCTGGCGCAATCACCATCAACTCGACAGGCGGCGGTGGCGG